GCAGCGTCAACCTCAGGATGCATCGCATTACCACGATACTTCATGATCAGTTGATAATTATCCTTTGAGTCATCACCATCTAGATTCAGGAACTGCCCATAGTGGGATCCTGATGCAGTAGCATAACTGCCACCCTCGTCATCACGAGGTGGAACTATCGAAGGAAGTTTTTCTTTTTCTTCTTTCTCTTTCTTCTTTCTGGTTAGTTGCCAACCAAAAAGACTGAGACCTTCTTGTTCTGCCATTTCAAATCCTCAAGTTAAAATTAAGGGGACTGAGACTACCCCAGTCCCCATATAATGTTTTATTTAGGTCGTTGTATCAGACTCGTAATACTGATACGACCATGTGCAAGTGAAGTTCTCAATCGCATCGTTTGAAGAATAATCCAACGTAATCTCTGAGATATTTGCTGGATATGCTCCACGGAAGGTGTAGGTCTTGAGGACTACACCAGAACGATCGAGTTGTTCAACCTTGAGGTCTGCTTCATATGCGATAGGTGCTTCAAGACCTGTATTCGCACTGTGAGCATTGATACCGTTCATCCATCTTTCAAGTGCATTACGAACAGCGAAGTCAGTATCGTTTACGATAGTTGTTGTCCACTGCTCGAATGTACGATCCCCTGCCATCTTTAACTGACGACCACGGAATGGTACAATAATCTCACCCATCGTTGAGGAAGGCAAAGATGCTGCACTGACCATGAATGAAGTCAGTTCAGGATCACCGTTTGCGTATCCAGGATAGTTGATAGTTACCTGAAAGAGATTGGGACGTGCGCCACCGCCTCTTAGTTTTGCTTTAAAGTCATCTACTCCTAAAATTGCCATTGTCTACCTCCTACACCGTGCCTACGACTTCTTCGAAGTCAACACCTGTACGAACAGCGACAAAGTTCAGAGTGACATAGTTAATAGACCGAGCAGGTTTGATGAAGATGTTAGCGATGAACTCGTTACGATCTACAACTGCTGGTGTATTATTTGTCTCGTCACATACCACACGGAAATCTGTGATACCACGACGACCCCTTACTTCACGAAGTACTGGTTCTACAATGTTGACAAACTCTGCCCGAGTAAACTCATCGTTGAACTCGAACATAACTTGTTCTGCTGCACGACCAATCGCACGCTCGAGTACCAAGAACAGGCGACGAACGTTGATGCGGTCAAATGCTGACGGACGACCAAGTTTAGTTTTGTCACCAAACAACAGTACACCCTGACCAGGAATATTCGCGATCGGGTTGACACCTGCTTTATACAAAGTGTCTCGCTGTGCTTTTGTTGGTGAGTATGAGATTGCTGTAATCCCAAGATACTGTCCACGACGTGAACCTGCTGGTGAGAACCATGGTGCACGGTTCAGATCAGTTGCTGCCATAATACCTGCTGTGGACGATGCCGCAGGGATATTAATGTACTGATCGTTGAACTTATCGTAAACCTTCAGATAGTTAGCATCAGCAACCAAGTAAGATGATGCTGTAAACCCTGAAGCAGTATTTACAATGTTGTTTGTCATATTTGTTGTGTTAGTTAAGTTCACCACATCATCACGTGCTGGTGAAGTAGTAACCACACAATCTTTACGAAGTTGTTGTGCTGTGTTAACAAGATCGTTAACAACAGTTCGCTGATCTTCAGTGGTAGTCATGCCAGGAGCAATCAAAAAGTCAACCTCTACAATGTCTTTATCTTCGAAAAGATCAAAACCTGATGCGAAGTCGCCTGTTTGAAGTGCGCCTGAGTTTACACCACCTTCAAATGCGTAATCTGTAGCGGCAGTCAGTGCTGCTGGATCAAAGTTATCGCCATTGTCGATAGTTGTTCCCGCACCTGCTGCTGAGAAGTCAGAATCAAAGTCGATCATCCAGATATAATCTGAACGAGCATTGACAACATCTACAGCATAGTTTGTAGTACCATCGGTGTTCTTTGCGTTGGTACCAACAGACATAAATGGATACCGTTCTAGAACTGTACCACGTGTGCCTGTAAACTCACCATCGGAATCGACTACGACGATATGTACTTCGTCTTGAGACGCACCTGCTTCAGATGCATATGTAGAAGTTCCAGGAAAGTCATCAAACTCATCTTTGTATGTCCATGCCGCAAATGCTGCTGAATCTGGCGGACAAACAGAAACTTTAATTCCGTTGCCTAGTTCGCCAGGATACTTTGCCACAAAAGTGTGACTTGCTGCGCCAAGTGCTGATTGCTGACCTAAGAAATCTGTTTCGTTCTTGACGACTGGATTACCTAATCCACCGTCAGAATCCGTTGCTAGTTGCCCAGTTGTTGAGCGAGCATTTTTTGCTGCCGAAGTAATTTCACGAACGACTTGGAGTGATCCTGAGTAGCGTAGGAAATAAGCAGCAGAATGCCAATCTATTGTATTCGCTGAGTCTGGTGAAGCAAAGACGTTGACAAGAGATGTCTCGTTGTCTATCAAGTATCTTTGTTCGGCAGGTCCCCAACGAAAGTTCCCCACAATTGCGCCAGTTGTTGACTGTACGTTTGGAACGCCACCAGTCAGATCAATTTCTTTGACGACAACCGCTGGGGATGCAGACGGTGTTGAAAGTGCCATTTTTATCTTCCTCTGTTAAAATTATATGGTTCCATAATACGAATCAGTCAATTTACAGGTATTTATAATTTTACAAATCTGGATCATACATAAACTTCTCGGTGTTAACATGAGTCAACCAAGTGTTGTCATCATCCTTCGATTCTATCTGTTGAATGTAATCTGATCCATCATCTATGATACCGAATGGAACCATATCGTTCTCTATCTCCTCCATCTTTTGTTTGAATAACATTTCTTTTAAATTAATATCAGTCAAGTCCGCAAAGAACTGCGTTGATACAAAGTAACCGAACATGACCAGATTCATCATCAAGTCATCATGATTACCGTCAGTCGCTTCATAGGACTGACCCTTTGCTTCAAACGTGGATATTTCTAGGATTGTTTGCTCGTCTACGATATTTATTTTATTTGTTTCTAAAATATCTTTTATCGCAGAGCAACCGAGTCTCTTAGTTTTTCGAGTAATCTCGATACCAAGTGCGTTTGCTTTGATAGCAGATTCAACGTGCATGTTTTCATATTCAAGATCGTGATACAAACCGTTACAAACAACAGAACCTTGATCATTTGATTCAATAACTACATATGCATCGTTATAAACTTTCGCGAACTTATATATAACATTAGGGAAGAGAATTGGAGAGATAGTGTTATTGCGATATACAGCAACCTGTGCGAATGGGCGAACGCTAATATCGATCAAATTAAATGTAGAGTAATCCTGCCCTCTTCCCTTACTCACATCAACGGTCATGACATAGTCGTGTCCTTTGACAGGTTCCTCATATATCTTTAATAGACCACCCTCCAATAATCTCTTTGGCGGTTTTGCTCTTAGATTAAGCAAACAATCGGCACTGATAAGTGTATCACCTGTTCCGAAGAACGTATTACCAAACTCTTGATCAAATTGAAGTTGACTTGTATTTGCTACAGTCTGTGCTTTCCAGTTTTCGTCACGTCCAGGAACGTCCCACCAGTCAACCCGAAATGGTTGAAACTCATTGATACCTTGTACTGCTCCTTCCCATATTTTATGGAACTGATTACCGATACCATTGGCAGTAGAAGTGATGATTACTTTAGTTTCAGCACCTGATGAGATAACAGGATATGTAGAAGTATAAAACTCTGCGGCACGTTCTACGAATGCGAACTCATCGAGATATAGAAGATTAACTGACATACCACGAATAGAACTGCCAGAGGTCGCTGCTGCGATAATGCGAGAGTTGTTACTGAATTCCAAAGATCCTTTGTTAAGTGCCTTACATCCTGGTTGTAAGAAAAACGGGATATTCTCGAGCATGAGCGTGATGCGGGAGAGCATTTCCCTCGCAGTTGCCCCTTTGTTTGCGAGTACCGCAACGGTCTTTTCTGAGTGGAATAATACGAACCAGAGGAGGTATGCGCAGGCGGATATTGACTTGCCAGATTGACGACATGCGAGAACGACATTGAATCTATTTTCCTCAAAGTGTTGAAACATATCCTGTTGATAAGGATATAGATTAAAATTTACTAGTCCACTATCAAGTGCGATAACCTTCACATACGTTCTACAGAAGTATGTTGGGTCATCCATACACTTTTTATATTCTTTTAAAAGTTCAGGAGTCCATTGTTGTAAGACGCCATCCCTCTTAACATTAGGATTCCCTAGATATGACTCTTTCTGGTTCAGCATCTATAACATCATTTTCCTGTAACATTTTTTGAATGTCAGTAGTAGACCCCAAGAAAAAATTATTCTGTTGGTTCTCTACCTGTTTCACTTCATCCTTTTCATACATTGCTTGCTGTTTTTTATTTAAGTCCATCAGTTTGTCGTTTGTGTCAGATACATTCTTAATCAAACCTGAAAGGACTTCGTAAGCACGAGGGTGCTCACTTTCGCGAGCAACCTCTATCATATTTTCTAGTGCGTCTTTGCCTTTTTCTATGAGTTCGTATAGTGTTTCACGAGAATAATCGTAATCATTCTGTACATTATCTTTTTTGTCACTCATGGATTAGAATCCTCCACCACCCGATGGTGTTACTCCGAATGATACAACTCTAAAGTTTCCGTTGGCACTATCTTTAACGGCAAGACAAGGATCACCGCCATCTCCATCATTCAGGAATATAACTGTTCCCGCACCGAACTGATTATATGTAGCACTGTCAGCAGCATTGAATGCTTGTAAGACTGGTCTGCTTGGGGTTGAGTTGATACGTGTTTGAATGTAACCAGAATCAATAAGAAGTTGAGTATCAGAGTCACCATAAGTTGATATCTCTACACCACCAACCTTTGATCCCGCAGTCAAATTAATCACGCCACCAGATGCTTCAACCTTAGCACCCATAGTTCCTACATGAACTGATCCAGGAGAGATGTATAGATGACGCCAATAACGATCTGGTTCGCCCAAACTATATGCGCTGTCAGTTTTTGGTATAATATTTCCTGCGTGACCTTCTACACCGAAATGGCGTATTAAATCAGCGGAATCAGCAAACATCACCGTTGCTCTTGCGTTTACATATGCTGAATCAATTAAGGCAATCACTTCCGCAGAATCTAGTGTTATCGCTTTTACCAAATCAGAATCTAGATAATGAGTTTGACGAGCAATAACGTATGCTGAGTCGATTAACTGAATCGCTTCTGCTGAGTCAAGATAATCCGAAGCATCTACTCTCGCATTAACATATGCTGAGTCTATCAGTTGGATTGCTTCTGCTGAATCTAAGAAAGACGAAGTATCCAGACGAGCATTAACATACGCTGAATCAATCAAAAGTATTGCATCGGCAGAGTCTAAGTAATTATCAGCAAGCAACCCATCCATATATGCGGAATCAATTATTCCTTTCATATACGTTGAGTCAATGATCCCTTTGATATAAGCGGAATCTGCTGCGGAATCTATTTTATTTTCTAGATGGGTAAAGTTTCCGTCTAACTCGCCATGAGTTAATCTACTTCCCTTCGCAACTCTTAATACTAGTGGCATCGTTGTCTCCTATTATAACCCACTATCATAGGTATATTCTATCTCTGTGTTGAACCCGAAATCACTGTCGGGCAATCCGATAGTAGTAGATGGGTCGGGAGTTACTGTAATTGTTTCATATTTAACATCCGAGTCATTGTTAACACCTTGATCCATGAGGAATACATCTGCAACAGAAGAGCGAATGATCGCACCAGTATCGACTGGTCCATAGAAACTGACTTTCATCAAGAAATCTATGGTATAGATTATTGTTCTTCTTTGTTCTAGATTACCTTCAAAGTCATCCGAGAAACTAGTCGTTTGAATAATAATAGGGATATCCTCTTTAAAATCAGGATACTTATCAGCAAACGGTTTAATCGTCAAAGTGTATTGAGGATTGAATGTAGGAAGAATCTGTTCTACGATTTGTAACGCATCATCTTGACTCTTCGCATAAATGTTCAGTTGGAAACCTATGTCATAAGGAACAGGCGAATAGAATTTTTGCCTATCGTTATTCGTATTTCCTACTGTGTTAAAATTACTGACTTTGGTGAGTTGCCTCGTGCTGTCATAGGATATACTCGTAATTTCAAATGACATTCGAGGAAGTTTAATCGCTGTGCTTGTATCTGTAGCAAGATCAGGATTACCTCTCACTCTTTCTAAATATTTTTTCTTCGGAGCGTATGTGAGCGGAACTTTCAGTTGGTTCAGTACACCACCTGTTGCATTCTTTCTAATAACATAAATATTGTTGAACAGTCTGCCAAATATAGAGACAGACTTTCTTATCTTTTCATGATAGAAATGTGCACCAAACATTACTGGTTCTCCGGATCACCAAACGGATTATCTTCTGAGAAGTCTAAGAAGTCATCCGATATAGTGCTAAAATCATCATTTTGTTTTGCTACATTAATTTTATTTACTTCTACAACATTATTTATTGTCAATCCTGTAGTAGAATTATTTGTCTGATTCAATAAAGTTCCGCCAGTAGCAAAGGTGTGATACAATCCATCATCTGCTCCGACATGCGATAAGAAGATATGATATGACGAATCGCCCGATGAATCATAGAGTCTGCGTTGTACTTCACCTGTGATAGTTACATTACCAGACAACAGTTGCTTGACTGTATCCCCTATATCATAATCGCTATCATTCGCTGTGCCTCCAGTGAAATGCACTGTAGGAGCAGTAATATAGTTTGCCCCAGAATCTGTGATAGTGATTGATGTGACCTCGCCACCGCTTACTGTAGCAGTTGCTGATGCACTATCATTATTGAAACCTTGATGGATTGCTAGAGTGTTTGTAAACCAGTAACCACCATCAGAGTCATTTGGATTCGCAGAGTCATATAAATCTGGATCATTCGGATATCCTACACTGTCCAAGTATAGATTATCCATGTACATGCCAGTAGCAGAATCAAAGGAAATAGATCCATTGAAGTCCCCTGCTAATTGCGCACCAAATAATATATCAGAGTCGTGGAAAAATCCAGCAAAACCTGTTGAATTGGTATAGTATGTCCGAACACCGTTTATATAAACATCTGCTCTTCTTGTAGCAAACCCCTGATCGGCACCATAGAAACTAAGAGAAATATGATTCCACTGTCCCTCTTGAACCCTTTCATCAGTACCATATGGAGTGTTGTACCAAGTTATTATATTGTTTCTATTTGTAAACTTAGTCGCTGATTGTAACTGACCACCGCTGTTAAGTCCGAAACGTCTGCGGGATGCACCGTTTCCGTTTACACCCATTTCCCATAGCGGTTTCAGATTAGCACCTGCCGAATCCGGAAGTGCGTCACTATCAACCCATAACCAGAAAGCGATAAATCCATCCATGCTGGTGTTAGAGTCGACTTCGTATGTGTAACTATTCTCACCCATATCAAGAGAGTTGCTACCAAACTTGATATGATCAGATGAGTCTGGGAATCCACCAATAAATGATACCGATGGAGCAGAGGTGTAATACCTTCCTCCCTGAGTGACTGAAACATTATTTAATTTTTTAAGATCTGCCATTAATCAAGACTCGCCACTGCTGTTGGTGCTTTCGGTGCATCCACTGAAATCTTATACTGGTAAGACTGTTCTTTTTCGATATCCTGAACACCATCGATATAGGTATCGAAGTCTTCGCCTGTGTACTCAAACAATGTACAACGAAGTTTGTATGTAGGAATATCTTCTATTTGATAAAATGGTTGCTCATGCTCTACATGTTGAATCTCAAACATTTTGTTTGTAAGTGGTATCCAGATAAGGTCGCCTTCGGCAGGACGATCAAGTTGGATAGCATTATCTGGTCTACGAACCTGTACTTCAAACCTTCTTTTAGAAACAATAAGTGTAACCTCGTCACGAATCTCGACACCGAACCGAGTAAAGAGATCACCCTCTCCATCAAACCCTTCGATGTTTTCGATATACATTTCAATCTTATGAGATTGCGGGAAACGTGATGCAACGTCGTCACCAAGAAGCACATCCTCGTTCACTATTTCACGAGGAAGGTAATATATATCCTGTCCATAGATCTTCAGTGCCTCAATCACGAGGTCTTCATAAAGATCCATTTCTGATCTTACTTTTTCGGAAAAGTAAAGATTCCTTGCCATAATATTATCCTACAAAAAAGTCCGCTGGCATTTCCCAATCTAATCTGATACTCTCCCTTAATTTTTCTATCTCTGCCGTTGCGTCATCATACAACTGACGACCATTGAAAGTAACACCGCCAGGAAGTTGTACACCTTCGAACTTAATCAGATTCATTCCCCACTGCTGTTTGATAAGAGCAGTCGCATATTCTTTCAACCATAAATCATTCCAAACAGAAGTGTTCTCGTCTACATCTACCAGAGAGTAAACTTCTGCAACCACATAGTCACCTGCTTCGATATCTCCATCAGCGAAGTCGCCAAATATATAAAGTCTGTCCTGATGCCGTGACCACTGAACCTGTGGTGTGCCATTTAACTTCATATCTAATAATGAAAGATATTGCTGCATCTGCTCGTAGTAAGCAAGATCGCCAGCAAAGTTCTGCATGTCGGCAATGTCATTGAGCATCATTTGATACTTAATATCAAAGAAGTTGAACGATGTCCCAAAAGATGATGACATCGGAAATAATTTAGATACTGTTAAGACGTTTGAAGAAATCGGGATGTATTCATTAGTAACATCAGTCGCCGTGACCTGATGCTTCAGATAATGACGAAGAGTGGCATCAGAGTGATACTCTTGCCAGTATTGTAATGCTTCGTCGATACGATCTTCTATCTGATCTTCGTCCACGTTTATCTCGAGGACAGGATCACCAAGACGTCGCTTACAATAATCTATAAGTGTGTCTCTGCTGTTTGGTGGTGCCATAAAATAGTCTCCGACATGTTAAAACCTATCGTCACTATTTATATGTTTTTAAATTTCAAACTCAGCAGTTGGTGGTGTAAATGTTGCGGTATATCTTGCACGACCTTTAGTAACACGCAAGTCTTGAATATAACCATTCACTGCCTGTCCACCACTTGCATTTGCGCCAATTCGAGGTTGTCCGTCACTTGTATAGTTCGTTGTATCTGCCGTGCCACTACCAAGTAATACACCGTCTTTAAACACGTATGATGTACCATTCTGTCGTGTTGCAGCAAGATGATACCAAGTGTTTATAGAAAAGGATGTTGCTTCATTAACCTTATACGCATTAGATGTTCCAGTACTTAATTGGTTTGAATCAGCGTGGAAATAGAAACTGCTTGTTGTGCCACCACTGTGGTAGAGGATTTGCAAATTAGAAGATCCATCAGCAATACTTGTAAAATATACCCAACATTCAACAGTGAAATCCCCAGTTCCAAATGTATATACATCACTGTTTATATCTAATAGATCGAAATTAATATAATCTCCTGTTCCATCAAAATATACTGAGGATGATGTTGTAAACTTTCTCTGCGTAGTTGATGATGCTGCGTTACCAATCAATTCAAAATTGGTGCTTGCAGATGCATCATAGACATTTGCATCCGACTTATTATTCATCAGAAGATGTGTAGTTGCCGTATGTGAAAGAGGTGCTGTGGGTGGCATAAAATCAGCAGTGTATACAGCAGACTTAGAATATCTAAAGTCTGCCTGATTACCAAAGAAATAATCTCCGTCTGCGGGAGAACCTACTGATGAATTTCTGCCAATATTAAATTCAGTGCCTGTAAAGTCTGTAGTGATAGATGTACCAGCATTTGATGTTTGCGCTCTACCATTTAGATAGAAAGTACATGCGCCACTGTTTCTTACTATTGCCCAGTGATGCCATGATGGATACGTAACTTGATTATCTGATTCGAATGTAGTACTGTTGATGCCTATTTTAATCTTGTCCTGATTTTCCTGATACCAACCGTAAACACCAGTTGCTAAAGCAGATCTGTTATCAAATATCATTGCATAGTTTGATGGTCCATCGGTGTCAACATATATCCAACCTTCAAGTGTAAAGTCGCTAGTCCCTATGGCAGTGGTAGTATTTTCAAGAGCATCACTTCCATCAAAATGCACAGACCCACCATGATCATCTGCTGCCCATGGTTCTTGATCATATGGCGAATATGGAATATTATGAACTCCATTGTTTACAGATTCTGTGACAACTGGACCACTCAACACAGAATTTCCAATAAAAGGTTTATTCCCGACCAATAACTTCGTATCAGCGGTGACCTCTAGAGGTCTTGTAGGAACAGTGTATGTTGTTTGAGTTGGATCGTAAACTGCGGTTCCGTTCACAACTCTCAGATCTTTCATAAACCCTTCGTAATCACCGCCACCCGAAGCACCATTGAAGTTACCAATATATTGAGTGCCTGATGATGTACCATAAGTTGTGGTATCAGAACTCTTAGTATCCACACGAGATCCATTAAGGAACATAGCAGTGTCTGTACCAGATCTAGTAGCAGCAAAGTGATGCCAATCATTAAGAGTTATTGAACTATTTGCTGATTTTACAGCATCTGCCGAACCATCCCATAAAGAAATATAACTGCTAGTTGCATTTAGATATATTTGTGTATTTGCCCCCAAAACAATAATATTCGGATGTTGTGTATCAAGTGTAATTGATTCTGGGTTGATCCAACCTTCAATAGTAAAGTCACTATCTAAGTTGAAATTTGCATCTGCGGTAAATGATAGGTAATCAGTAGTTCTGTTGAAGTACATACTATATCCAGCAGAACGATATGGCGTAAATGTAGATGCTATGGGATCACCTACTTCTGAAAATCCTTGTGATGTGTTATCAGAATCTAAGTAAGTAATAGCGGAATTAGTTGCACTGTTACCTGCCGCTTTCATTAACAATACAGTTTCAGCGGATGAGTCAACAACATTTGTAAATGATAAACTGAATGAAAGAGTTTCATTATCTACTGCAATCTGATCTGTTGCTTTAAATGTCAAAGTGAAATCACCAGCAGTTCCACCAGAATCAGAAGATAGAGCAGTAATAGTAAACACACTCGAATCTTGAGATATGGTAGTGCCAGTTCCGACCATATTACCGTCTGACTCAACAGAGAAAGTTATTATATTTTGATTATCGTCAGAATCAGAAGCAGAAGCAGTAACCACGACAGAAAGTGTATCTGCATTCAATATAACCGTACCAGATTGATCAAGAGATAGAGATGGAGAAGCATTTACAAGCGCAACATTATACCAACCAGAACCATTTGAAATATACAAACGACCAGACGATTCTACCCATGCTTGATCACCAGAAGATAATCCAGTTGATGGTAGAGAATCGAGAGCAGTATATACTGCGATACCTGCATCCGTAGCAATAGTCGTAACCTGTGCAGAATCTAAACCCAGCGATTCTTCGGAAGTCACTAGACGAACATTGTTTGTATTTATTACCTCAGTCTTTCCTAAGAAATTAGCAATATCTCTACTTTTACTCATATCTGATCCTGTTCGGTTTTACTCTATTTATAAGGTAAATGGTTCGGTCGGTACATCATAAGAAGAACTGTCATACATCATCTTTCCTTGCACAACTCTCCAATCTTGCATGTATCCTCTAAATGACGCTGAGTCTGAACCGCCTGTTCTTTGCGGATACATTCCACTTTGTGCCCATCTATTTCCTCCACCCAAAGAGATAGGTCTTGCCAACGCAGTACCTCTCCAATAGACGCTTACACCCATATCTTCTTTCAAAACTCTACTTCCATTCAAAAACATTGAAACAGTATCGCTATCTCTACAAAGAGCAACATGATTCCATTGATTGACTGGAGGTTTCGATCCTGTTGCTATTTTAACATATTCTGTATCATCCGAGTCTGTGATTCCAGTATTGGTTGAATTTCCAACAAAAGAAAATTCTAGATCTCCGTTTCTGTCTGTTCCAAATTTCCAACCATGTTTTTGTTTCACCCTTGAAGAAAGCACAATATTATTTGAATAATGATCTGTTCCAAAATACATTTGCCCACCCATCTTCCTTTTTCCATTAGGAAGAAACGCAGAATCAAATGGATATATCCAACCTTCTAAAGTATATACTTGCCATTCTGCTGGAGATAATACATCTGCATCTATTGGACTAATATATGAAGTTGGACCATACATATATTCTGCATACTGAACAGCACCTGAAGATTCCCATATCTCGTGATCAGTGTACGGTTCAAATTCATTGCTCGCATATGGGAATAGTATAGATGCTTCGTTTGGCCATTTAGTAACCTCAGTTGAAACTTTCGTTCCTCCGATAAGATTTATGTTACATGTACCTGCTGCGTCATAAATTCCAAGTTCTCTACCACCAGCATTCAAATGAACAGTTGTATATTGTGTTATTGGCAATGGTTTTGTAGGTGGATTGAATGCTGAAGTGTATCTAGCATTTCCTTTTTCTATTCTAAAGTCTGCTAGAGTTCCACTCCCACCAAGATAATAATTAAATTCTGTAGTCCGAGGAGTGTAACCTAAAGTGAGAGGAATACTTTCTGTATAATTAGTATTGTCAGTCGCACTGGCAGTTTGTTCACCGTTGATGAAAACTCTGACTGTGCCACTTGATCTAGTTACTGCAAAATGAAACCAAGAACGTATTGGTGGCATGGTTGAAGAAGTTGCTATAGAAGTACAAGCAGTCGCTGCAGTTTCACTGTATTGATAAAGTCCGAATCCACCCGAATATGCTCCACCACTATAACCTGCTCCATTTGCTATAAGCAATCCACCATCTACATTAAAAGAAGCAATAGCAAGACTTGTTTCTGCATACTCAGTATGATACCAACCTTCAATCGTAAAATCACCTGTTCCCAATTGTATCCCAGTTGAATTTGGTATTTCCATATATCCAGCATTCGTACTTCCACGAGTTCCGAAAGTATAACTCACCCCATGCAAACTTGGTGTGTACATTTGTCTGCCGTTTTGATATGGACCAATAGGTGCTGAATGATGTTCATCTTTGTTTGCTGTGATTGTAGAATTACCAGTTTTCTCCTTGCAGTAGGATTCACCATTATACAATAAAACCATTTCATTTGAAACATCACCAACTTCAAAAGGTTCAGAAGGAGGAGTAAATTCACCTGTATAGACTGCAGTCTTAGCATATCTAAAATCTCTAATGTAACCTTGAAAGTTGTTAGTGGTATCTCGGTATGCACCTATCTTCAAATATCGATAGGCGGAAAGGTTTGCGCTAATAGATACAGGAGTCGACCAGTTTGGCGTATAAGCAAAACCTGATGAAATGGCAGTTGATTTTCCATTAACATAAACTTGAATATCATTAGAATTACGAACGACTGCTATGTGATACCATTTCCCTTGATCCATCTGAACTTCTGGAGGATTTGATGCTGGTCTCAGGTTAGTGTATCCACCGTCTCCGCCACCAAAGTCTAACTGATATGATGATGCTTCTTTAGTCCCTCCAGAAGTTCTCAAACAAATGTTATTGCTTAGTCCGCCAGTGGTTCCGTTTGAATTCGCTGACATCGTGAAAAAACCTATGCCATTCGCATCTTCTATGTCCACATCATGTGTATTCATGAACCAACCTTCAATCGTAAAATCACCGCTTGGTCCACCGCCTGATCCTAAGTCAAGGACAAGACCGTTTTGCTCTTCCGATTTATAACTAAACTTCGTTGGAGAATATGGAGTAGCAGAACCCATTTTAGGGTCTTGTTGATAGTTGTTATAACTGCTGCCCAATATCTTCCTTGAATATGCTGTCCTAGTGCCATTAGAAGTTTCAAATGTAGAACTATCATAAAGACTGCTTTGATACCCATCCCCTGATTTAAATGCCTTTATAAGCATTGTTGTGTAACCCGAGTCTGTGGTGTGATAAACGTGGGAATCATTTATTGAAAATTCAATAGTTTCTGTATCTGTGAAGTGGCCATCAGTTGCAGTCCAAGTGAGAGCAAAGTCTCCATTGAGTGCCCCAGAATCTGTTGTTCTTGTTGTGATAGTGTAGATTGTTCCACCATTACCAGATTCAGAAGTAACAAAAGTTCCTGTTCTTGCCATATCTCCGTCTGAATCTAAAGTGAGTATAAATGGACCGTCAGGTGTAACTGTCACGGTTGCTGTGATAGAATCAGATGCTGGACTAGAATCAAATGAGATAACTCCAGAGTCCGAGAGTATAAGGGATATAGTCGGAGTGGCGTATGATACATTATACCAACCAGTTCCATTCGGTGATATATAGAGTCTTTGATTTTCTTGTACGAAAACTTTATCACCTTCGGATATATTTGATATCGGTAAAGAATCAAGAGTTGTTAGATACGTTGTTCCACTGCTAGGAACTAATGCTAAAACTCCTGCTGAGTCAAGACCAATAGTATCATATGCATCTTGTTTAATTTGCCTGAATCTAGATATCCTCGTCACAGTTCAAACTCCGCAGTCGGTGGAGTAAATGCTGCTGTATATTTAAATCCTCTACTGATTCTTAAATCTTGCCAATACCCTTTGAACACGTTTACACCATTATCTCTAGGCGTGTATGATACATCACCCCAGTTGATCAGACCCGAACCAAGCAATGCTGAATTATTAGATGTGAATGAAGCAACTTGAGTTCCTCCTACATAGATTTTAGAAGTGCCGTTTTGTACAGCAGTAAGTGCAACATGAGTCCATGTATTGTAACTAATTTCATCTGACGATGCTTGATATTTCCAACCATTGTGATAAAAATAATTTCTTTTTCCATTACTTGCGAAAGACCATAAGAAACCATTAGAAGCACTAGTCCTAGAATCAATGACACAGTAATAACTATCTCCACCACTCAAACAATAGAACCATCCTTCTAAAGTGAATCCTGTTTTATCTAGTGTTGCCCAATCCATAACACTTTCACCAGGATCCATGTGAATAGATGCATCATCGCCAGGAAAATATATAGCACTACTTCCTGTCCATTTCCTTTGAGTAGTGCTTGACACAACATTATCAAAAAGTATCATACCATTAGCACCTGTCGCATCATAAATCCTTTGATCAGGTTCGCCAGTAAGAACTTTTGTATCTGTGGTAAGTTCTAAAGGAACGGTTGTAGGAGTAAATTCTGCTGTGTATTCAGCAGTAGCACTTATTCTGAAGTTTGAAACATAACCAGCGAATTGAAGAGAACCACCACCATCACCATTAACAGTTAAACCGTTTCCAGCATTCTGAATCACATTAGTTGTGCTGTTTAATATTTCTTTACCATTAGCATATACTTTTTGATTGGTACCATCCCACACTGTTGCTAGGTGATACCATACATAAGGATGCATGTCATAAGTATTACCATTGGTCAAATAAGATCCGCCTCTCTGCTGCAATCTTAGATAATTATTACTACTCAAAGTTTGAAGTTGTGCATACCCATTTCCAGAACCACTATTCAAAGACCATAGCAAATATGTTGCAGCATTAGGGTCTGTTTCAAAATAATACCAACCCTCAATAGTCCATGATCCTCCAGATAAATCATCAACCGATGTCAGTTCTATGCGATCTGACGTGCCATCAAAATATACAGAAGTGCCTTCTCCTGTTTGCGCTTCATTATCTTGTTGAGTCCAAGGTTCATAGTCGTATGGAACAAATGGAAGAACTTGCGGAGTGCCACTAACTGTGACAGTGTGATCATTTGTACTACCATCTCTCCAATAAGGAAGATGACATGTTAACAATACTGTGTTTGTGACTGCTGTAAGTGGTGATGTTGGTGCAGTAAAATCTGAGGTGTATTGAGCAGTGCCTTTGATAAGTCTTAGATCTCGTATGTAACCTGTAAAGTCTGTTCCACTATTGAGATCTCCAAGAATACCAATTCGAGTATTTGAATTTGGATTATGTAATGTAACGCCACTCATTGAATTAGTAGTAGCATGTGCAGATCCATTGACATAAAGATTTAGATCATCACCATCTCTCACAATTGCCAAATGAGTCCACTCGTTTAGTGGAACAGTTTCAGACCATTGTAGTAATGTTTGATTTGATCCATTTGTAGAATAATAAAAGTACACAGCACTTGATGTTAATGCCACCAAGTATGACTTCAATGTACTTGAATCCCATTTATTAATAATAACACTAAAAGATGTGTCTATTGCTTGTGGAAATACCCATGCTTCCATTGTGAAGTCACCACTACCGAATTCAAGTGTGTCATCATCAGCAAAAGACAAATAATCAGCAGAACCAGGAAAGAATGCGCTGTATCCACCAGAACGATATGGAGTAAAGGTTGTTGCCTGAGGTGTGCCTCCCTCTGTAAAACTAAAAGACCCACTGTTTGTATCATATGTAATGTTAGTGTTTACTCCGTTGTTACCTCCTGCTTTCATTAAAAACATTGTTGCTGAAGATGAGTCAATAATATTAGAAAATGTAAGCGAGAAGTCTTTCGTGGCAGTTGCTGTGTTTATTTGGTCAGTTGTTTTGAATGTGAGTGTGAATGTACTATTCGATGCTCCAGAATCTTCTGATAATGGAGTAATTGTAAAAACAGAAGAATCTTGAGATACGGTGTACTGCCCGATACCATTACCATCAGACTCAACAGAGTATGTTAATATTGCTTCAGGATTATCCGAGTCAGATGCTGTAATCGTCACTGTTGATGCAGTTCCTTCAGTTGATAGGACGATAGCACCTGAAGGATCAAGAGTCATAGTTGGTGATAGGTTAATCAAAGCGACATTATACCAACCTGAACCGTTTGATATATACAAACGATTATTCGCTTTTACATATGCCTCGTCTCCTGCGGTCAACGAAGATATAGGAAGCGAGTCTAAGGTATCATAAACCACTAATCCAGTGTTTGAAGTTAGTGCTAAAACTTCTGCAGAGTCAAGTCCAACGGTTTCCTGTTGATCTTCTTTTCTTTGTCTAAATCTAGTTAGTCTTGTCATATTAGTTCTCTATCAAAATCCAACCTTGTGAATCGTTATAGAATACCAGTCCTATAGCAACTCTATCGATATCTAGTATCAAGTCACTGTCACTTGCAATAATCTTTTGTGAACTTGTAATCGTGATATTGTTTGTTGCGGCATTACCGTATCCATCGATGATTCTAACTTCATCACCAAGAGTTCCTGTAGGTAATGTTAAAATTGTTGTCTGATTCTTAGTGTTAACAATTTTCTTAGCACCGATAACCAGAGTTTCAGCAGTTGAGTCGACTTCTGCCCAGTTAAACCTTGCAGAATCAATCAATGCGCTGACTGCTGAAGAATCGGTAGATCCCCCACCATCGATGGTGATTGTCTTAGTCGCTCCAGTTCCTGATGCTGTTACACCTGAACCAGTAAAGTTCAAAGTTACACCAGTTGTTGCTAATGTACTTCCATCATTCTGAACTGTAACCCCTGTTGCTGTTACTCTTGATGCAATATAATTAGAGTCAACAATAGTCACTAGAAGATTTGAGTCAACGATATTCAGAATGTAACCTGAGTCAACAACACTTGAAACATATGCTGAGTCAACAATCCGCTGAACCATACTAGAGTCTAAACCGTCTAGCGGAGTGCTTCCTAAGAAACGAACAACTGACAGAGTATCGCCAGAGTCTGCCGCAGTTGTAAGTGATATAGATGTTCCGTTGGTTGCAGTAAAGTCTGCTGCATTTAATAACAGACCATTTTTGTAAACATCTATTCTACCTGGATCATAAGAGAATGTCAATGCATTATCATCAGTTCCAGTGAAAGCAGTTTGCCCAGAGTCAGCAGTAAATTCAAATTGAGTTCTTTCTAGAGGAATCGCTATAGATGAATCGTATTCCAGATGACCATATGTTATGATCTGAAGTTCATCACCAGTATTTGCTGCTTGAGTTAGTGTAAGAGTTGTATGGTTTGTTCTTACATAATCGTCACTATCTCTCAATGCGATACCGTTTAAGAATACGATATTCGTGTTCGTAATCGCATAGATCAGATCATTGTTGTGATCATCATTTCCTGTGAATACAGTTTGACCCGAATCGGCAGTAAAGTTATAGATGCGAACTTTACTTTGACCATTGCCATATACTGCGACAACGAAAGTATCACTCAATATAGCAGAAGAGTTCAGATAGATGGTCTGCCCACCAACAGTTGAGTATTCGCTTTGACTCAGAAGAGAACCATTTTTAAATACTTGAACGCTGTTGTCACCGAAGGTCATTCCTTGACCATTGATAAACCTTCCGCTCTGATTTGTAAATTTATATTCTCTGTAATTTACTGAACTCACATTATTAGAAACAGTATTATGAACTGTGAGTAAGTCACCTGAGTCGGCAGCAAGATTCAACGTAACAGATGTATTCGTTAATGCGTAATCCTGCGCCTCAGAAAGCACGATACCATTGAGGAACACTTCTGAGATACCAGTGGTCAGGTTAAGTGCGACGCCACTATTATCGTCACCGCTAAACTCTGTCTGACCCGAATCAGCAGTAAATTCATAAACACTCAATGCCAGAGTATTTTTAGAACTTGCGACTCTACCCTTCGTTTCAATAACAGTCAGGGAATATCCACTATCTGCTGCCTCTGTAAGTGTAACGCTGTTAGAATCCGCAGAGAAGTCGGTAGTGTCTTCCATCAACACACCGTTTAGATACACTTCTATCTGTTCAGGATCTATCGTTAGTATTGTTCCGAATTTATCAGCACCAGTAAACTCTGTTTGACCAGAATCTGCTTCGTAGATAAACTTATTGACTTCAAGGGTGCCACGCTCAAATATGGTCTGCCTAGAACTAACAAAAGCAGAGTCAACAGTGTTTTGAATCAATGTAATAGTAGCAGCAGAATCAACGCCTGTCGCTGTTGCCGCACCTGCTTCGGCGAAGGTAATAATCTGAACAACGTCATTCGAATCTGTAGCACTAATCAGTGTTAGTGTAGAACTATCATTTGCAGTGTAGTCATCGGAGTCTACAAGCAAAATACCGTTTAGATAAACATTGAAATTATCGTTCGTGAATGGATAATCAAGAACATTACCATTATCGTCAGAATCACTGAATACTGTGATAGCAGAATCTGCGGTAAATGTAAATTTAGTAACAAGAGGTCCATTCGCACCTCCACCGCCACCGCCACCTGATGAACCAGGAATTGTTATTGTTTTTACTGCGCCTGTTCCGGAAGCACTAACTCCAGCACCAACAAAGTTGAAGGTCGTTGCTGCAGTTGAAAGTGAAACCCCTTCATCCTGTACAGTAATTGAGGATCCGCCTCCTCCACCGTCAGATTGTCTTGCCTGAATATAGGCAGAGTCAATTATGTCAGTAATAAACGCAGAATCTCTCTGAGAATCTATTTGTCTTGCTTGTACGAAAGCAGAATCTACAGTAGAAGTAATCAGATTCGTGATACGCAAGTTGAGGATGCTACCTTCGTCTTGCACTGTTGATGCGATATCAGAGTCTGCTCTCGTTTTTGTGTAATAAAGGTTTGTTGAACCTTCAGTCAGATCATCCGTAGTCGCAGCAGCAATCCTAGCATCCGCTCTTGCATCTGCTCTTGTATTTGTAAAGTATAGATTGGTAGAACCTTCGCTTAGATCATCTGTATCGAATCCTGTAAGGTTGCGAGTCTGAACGAAGATCGCATTACCCATATATCCATGGTTCTGACACTGATAATGAAGTACAGGAGGAGTCGCATCAGTAATTTCAATTTCAACATAAGCACCAGCAGAACCAGCAGTACCAACGGTCGTTACATTTGTTGTGTACTCTGTTGTCTTATCTGCTTCATAATAAAACTTGATTGGGTGTGATGCGTTTGTTGCTGCTGCCTGATCAAAGCGATACTTATTTCCTGGAACCATTTGAATAAATGGTGCTTCGATATCGTTGACATAATATCCTTGACTAGATCCAGTCCCTTCGTAACGATGCGCTGTTGTTTTAGAAGCAACACTTACTGTTAGAACAGTTGCGTCTGAATCATGTACGAACATGATCCTTTCTACATTTTTAATACCCTCTGTTGATATAGTCTCTGTGAAGATACTGATAATTTCAGAAGAATCTAAAACGTCTGGAGTGTTGGTAAAGTTACCATAATTCAGATAGTAAGTTCCTTCTTGACCATCTAACTGATCTGCATTGATACCAAGTGCGTCAATCGTTGCTTTATCAACCGTTGGGATAGTTGGTGTAGCAGTGAAGTTATTATAATCAAGATAGTAAGTGCTATCGTTTCCACCTAATGTAGCAGCATCGATACCTGTTACAGTCTTGATGTAGTCACTATCTACAATCTGAAGAACCTGACCTGAGTCTACTGTAGATACACGAGCATTGATATATGCGCTGTCAATAATATTGATAACAGCATCGGAATCAGTTGCACTTACTCTTGCATTGATATATGCAGAATCAATCAGTGCGGTGATATCTGAGTCTACACGTGCTTTCGTATAGTAAAGATTATCACCTTCAGTCAGATTGGTTGTAGTGTGATTAGAAAGATCTGAAACAGTTCCTGTTACGTCACCAGTCAAGTCACCTGTGACATCACCATAGAATCGATTCGCTTGAACATTCGCATACTCAAAAGAAGAATGACCTACATCGATATTTCCTTCTGGTTCAGGATTATATTTGTTGAAGAACTTAAACCGTTCATCTGATGCATCACGGAAGAAACCAGCATGAGTATATGGATTCGCTGAGTCGTTATAGTTACCAGAGAAACCAAAGTCTACATTAACTGGTGCCGCAATACCTTTCCAAACATCACCCGAATCATGACCGTTCTCTGCCTCAAACTGAATACTGATACCATAACGAAGCGCAACTGATGGGGTTGATGAATCTAATGTAAATTCTGTTGGACCGCCAGCGGATTCAAAACCCTGTAGTGTAGCAAAGTTAGAATCAAATGACCATTGAATTTTATCGTGGTTCGAATGATCATCTGAGATTCTTACATAGTATGCTACATTTGAATCGCCTTTATAATGCCCTTTGAAGGTTGCATCGTTTAGACCAGATCCTGTGTGTACAGCAGAAGCGATAGTATCACCGCCACCAACATATACAAACTGATCAGCAACTTCCAAACTTGCGACAGATGTTTTTGTTTCTGTTCCAAGAATGTTCAGATTACCAGCGATTGTTACATTACCGTCAAACCTTGATGTGCCAATAGTTCTTAGAGTCTCAAAGATTTCTGTTCTAGGATTAACCTGAATACAACCGCCAACGTTGCCGCCACTAGCAGAATCAGATACAAGCACAACACCAATCTCAAACGCAAAGTTTGGATGCGTTGGGTTAAATGAAACCAATTCACCAGCAGAGTCAGGAGAAACGTGTACAACAGCACCTACTGAGAATGAGGCAGTATTCAATCCACCAAACAGACCACGCATGGTAACGAAACCATATTCTTCTGTTGGGATATTGTGTGCTGTTAGACCAATTGTTTCATATACAGTTTCAAAGGTATCTGATTTCGCCAAAGCGATAGTTGGGAAATCGTTTGCTGCACCAGTAATATAAACTGCTTTACCCTTATCGATCTGAGAACCAGTGTTGTTGTAAACCCTAACAATCTCGTCTTGAGCAATCTTAACATTGATACGATCGTTGGAATATGTGAGTGCATCTGGACCTTGGAAGTAGAACAGATTCCCTTCTTCAAAGGTCGGTAGATTATCAGGAACATTGATATCCGTAAATGTAGTTTCTCTGAAGTTTATTTTATCTACTTCACCGATAGAATCTACTGTGATACTTCTATGTGTAACTTCTGTATTATCACCACCAACATATTGATTGATAAACGCAGAATCGATAGTTCCTCTAATATAATCAGAGTCTGCTCTTGCTCTTACATAAGCAGAGTCAATGACTGGTGTATTAGTAAAATTGTTATAATTTAAATAATACGTTCCTTCAAAACCATCGAGCGTATCAGCATTAGTATTCAATGCGTCTACAAAAGTCTTATCAACATCAATCGCAATAATGCTACTTATTGCTGCTGAGTCAAACGAACCAGAAACCGTTAATTGTCTTGACTGAATATACGCAGAGTCAATGATATTCGTAACATCTGCTGACTCGGCGATGCTACCTGCTGTCGTTTGATTGATGATTGTAATGTAGGATGAATCTACGATACTTCTTACGAAGTCTGAGTCTCTGAACCGATCACGTGCTTGAATATAGGCAGAGTCTACAATATTCGTTACGAATGAAGAGTCTATAGAATTAGAAAGATAAGTAGCATTGACGGTATTGTTAATGATGTTAACAACATCACCTGAGTCGATATCTGCTCTTGCGTTAATATACGCAGAGTCAATAATGCTGATAATAAATGCGGAATCTAAGACATCGCCAAAGTTGATAAGGTTATTGACGATGGTCGTGTCTAAACGATTATTGATATAATCTGAGTCGATTAATACAGTGACTTCACTTGAATCAAGTTGTGATTGGGCAACGGTTTCAATCTGGTCAACAAGGTTCTGTACAAGTGCAGAATCAATAAATGCTCTGATATTATTAGAGTCATCTTTATAGTAAAGTTTACCATCGGCAAAGTTAATAGCGAGTTCGCCATATTGCAGATCGCTACTGTCAGGAATCCTTCCTGCTACCGAAGATCGTTTGAGTAATACTTTTGGTGTCGTTGCCATTTCTAGTAAGTCCCGCAATCAATAGTTGCTATTTCTACATTCCCTGCTGTGACTAAAAAGTCTACAGAGTCGAACTTAGCACCACCAATATTAGTGTCTGATGCTAGTTCTAATGATATGCTATATTCGTTCAATCCGTCATTATACAACACATCTATACCTTGCCCATCATTTAACAATGATGCTACTCGATCGTCTACACGTTCGTTTGTAAAGTATAAATTCGTTGTTCCTTCGCTAAGACTGTCAGTTGTTTTCGTTAAGAAACGAACATCAAAGTCTGAGTCTGCACGATAGGTTCTATAATATAAGTTGCTATCACCTTCCGGAAGTTGGTCGGTGTTTGCTAATCCTAAGTCGCTATCAAAATTTGCTTTTGTATAAATTTGTTCAACATCAACGCTGATATCACCAGTCGTTGAGTTATAGGTAATGTCGCCCGAACCACTGAACAACGCACGAATATCATTTTCAAACAATGCATAATTAAACTGACCTGTTGAGTTGACATAAGTAAATGTGCCGAGTTCACCACCGTTCGTAGCAGATAATGCTGATCTTGCCCTAAGATCTGTATAGTAAAGATTATTGCCTTCTGTGAGATCGTCAGTAGTTTTCTGACCAAAGTCTGAATCAAATCCTTCATATTCACCGCTGAACCCACCTTCTACTGTAAGTCCACCCTGTACAGTCAGATCGCTCTCGACTATCAGGTTTGGAGCATAAACGTCAATGTCTAAGTTCCAAGAGTGAGTTGGCGCATCGTAGTAAATATTTGCGTTCGCACCAGTGACGTGAATACCTGCCGAGTCTGCTTCGGTTCTATTAGTCGCACCAGAAGCGAGTGTGATATTTTTATCTTCTACTGTAAGTGTCTGCGAGTTTACTGTAGTTGTTGTACCATCAACCTGTAGATCACCAGCGATGATAACTTTACCAGAGTTTCCGACAGGATTCGGGTCAAGAGTAAGATCGCCAGAGGTTGTGCTAATAGTATTGCCATCGACCTTGACATTATCTACTGTAAGACTTGCCAGTCCAAGAACATCAGAGTCAAGTGCGACTTCTACCTTTACTCCATCGCTGGGTTGGTCAATACGTTTAGTGTTAGTGTTCCATGTACCACGAACTTGAATAGTTCCACCAGTGGTAACATTACCTGCACCATCTTGGTTGACGTCAGCACTCACAAAGGCGACATCATAGTTATCAAAATAATTAAGTGTCAGCGCATCTTGCGGATCAGTAGGATCAACAACATCTTTGATCTGCGAAGTGCTTGCTGAGATGACCCCAGTAGTTGGGTCGAGAATTAGATTACCTGTTTCTGTAGATATTGTGTTTCCATCGATATCAATGTTATCAACGTGGAACTCAGAAACTTTATTATTTTCATCAGTAATAACCGCATGCTGAGGAACTGTTTGCCCCTGCGGTTGATCCATCATGTCAGTGTAATATTTACCGCCAACGATATGGACTTCGTTCGCTATGCCATTTGTATTCCCACCTGCACCAATAAATAATCTATCACCACCAGCAGAGTCGCCTGTGGTGTAGGAGTAACCCTGTTCACCAGTTGCAAGAATCTTTTTGCTAGTGTTTAACGAACTGCTAATCAGCGGAGTACGATTGGAGGTTTTAATGAGAATTCTTGATGGCATTAGAAGTCTCCTCCTGCTGAGTCACGCAAGAAATATGCTTTCGCATCTCCTCCAGATATGATTAATCCGTCTGGGACGTTTGTATAATCAAACTTCTGAGTTGCGAAATTGAACTGAATCAAGTCGTGAGGAGTTGGACCAATCTCACCACTATCATTCAGTCCACTAATGTTTATGAGATCGCCAAGACCTTGTGCCTGTGCGCCAGTAACCTTTCGGACTGGTGTACCAATTATTATCTTGCGTATATGGGTCTGTACTGGGGGTGTTTCTTCTGCCATTTATGTCACCGATGGACTCACTCGTATCTTTCCTTCAAGGATTCTCTCAATGATAGTTCTATTGTTACTATCTTCATAAGAGATCTCAACATCATAAACATAGTTGCCAACACGAAGTGCGTCAGTTTGTTGATTTGTCAAGGAAAGAGTTATGATACCATCGGATGCAGGAGTATTGATAGCAACAGCGAAATCTGTTGTATCATCTGAATCGGAGTTGTAGTTCCGTTTCATTTTAGCAGCAGCGTCGTAATTTGTGAGGTCTTTTTTGTTGCCTGAAGGGTCAACAAGTTCTAGTTGTACTGCAATGTCCGACCCTTTGTCGAACGTGAACTTTTCGTATTCTGCCATTTTCCCAATCTCGATGCTAAGTAACTCGACATGATATTACACTTATTTATAAAAAAACAATACTGAATCTAGTATAATTGTCGAACTTATCTTCAAAGGTATTGATGATTTTATTCTTAGCAGTCGTAACGCTGGCGACGAACTGATTTATATTTTCTTTACAGTTTATGTGATCTTCTATCCCAAAGTAATCATTTGATTGTAGGATTACTACAGTCCCTTCTTTTTTCTTTTTAATCCAATTTTTAATTTCATCATCGGTCATATGTTCACAAGAACAACATACCAACACATTGTGATGGCGAGGGTTGTGTTTGTTTAGATCTATCGTTTTATATTTCACATTTGAAAAAAGTCTTAGATCAGCGCATTTAGGGTCTATATCAAACGACTCAACATTTTTAAAATCGTCAAGCATGTGCGCAAGTAATCCATGCCAACCTGCAGCGATGGATATTTTAGGATTCTCGTACATTAATAAATAAGTTTGTAAACGATCATATAAGAGTTCTTTATTTCTTATCTGATTTTCGTTCACAGCATTCGTGATATCTTTCACGAGGGATATATCGTCAGTCTTATGAATCGTCTTTAGAATTTTATTATAATCTATCATGAAAAGAATAATTTACAGTTTGTATATTGATATCCCACTTGAGGAACTTGATGAGCAACCTCCTCATTTCAATTCTACGATATCCAAAACACTTCACACCAAAGAAGAGTTTCAAAAATATTATGACTGGTTGGTTCAATCCCAAACAGCATACGCAAAAAAGAATCACACTGATTATATATTGTTCAAAGATGATGATCAATTCAAAGAATATAAGTCATGGTTTCTAAAAGAGTATCCTGAGATAACTTCATACAACATAGTCAATTTCTACAAACTTCATTTGATGTATAAGTTGTTAGAAGAATATGACGAAGTTCTTTATATAGACTTTGATGTAATTCCCGTCAAAGAACTTAATTTCTTCGAACACTGGAATTTGAATAATGGTATATGTGTCTTATCTGGGATACAACCTTCACAAAGAGGGATATCGTTTAGTATGCCAGACATATTAAAAGAAAAAGATAAGACCCACAGTAACAGATCACCGATAGCAAAATACTGGAACGCACATGCTATGTTAACAGAAAGCGATAACTCTGTAGAAGGATGTGATGTCTTTAATACAGGAATCGTTGGTATCAACAGGAAGTTCGCAGACAAGTTGAGTTATTTTGAAAACTTTAACGAGACGATATCTTTCATGACCGAATTGAAAAAAAGAAACGATCTGATGTATCCTCCATATATTCAAAAACTATTTGGATACGATAATGAAACCATATGGGCATGGAAGGTATTATCTCAGAATATATCGCATCAGAGTTTAGGTGAGGACTGGCACTATTTTATGGACAAGTGGGCATTTATTCCACAAAGTGCTATATTCGTTCATTGTATTAATAAAAATTTTGAGTTTGTAAAGGGTTGGTATGAAGAGAATGATATTCTCGATCTTTTCAGATAATATCGAAAAAGATCATCAGTCAAGTAACGATTATAAGAAACAACAGTTCACGAAGTATGCTCACCTCTTAGAAGAGAAACAAAAAGAGTATGCAAGAATATGTGGTGCTGAATATAATCTATTCAAAGTTGATACGGAAAGATATGATCAAATACAATTTGATAAGATTCATATGTTTGACGAACTGGTATACAATTATGACGAAGTTCTATATCTTGACTTCGATGTAGTTCCGCAGAAAGAGGATAATTTTTTTGAACATCACGACTTAGATGCTGTTTGTGCATATTCCTTTGAAAGAAAACCAAGCAGTAGAGTTATAGAAAGAAAGATCCGAGAGGATGATTTTGATGGGATGAATGTTTTCTCAAAAGGTTGTTGTAAACAATCTATGCTTTTGCTTCATGATATATCGAGTGACTACTCTATAATCAATACAGGAGTTCTCGGTATGAATAGAAGGTCGGTTGCAAACTTAAACTTCACTGATGATATTGTAGAGGCATGGACAACTTATTTTGAGTGTAGAAATGATAATATATATCCAGAAGAAATAAATAAATATTGGCGTGGCAATAACGAAGTATTCATCACATATATGATAGAGAAGAATAAGGTTAAATTCAACAATATCGGTATGCCATGGAACTTTATGCTGGATGAATATGAACCAAATCCATCAGATGCTGCATATCTTTTACATTATGTCCATAAGGATTTTAAATTTGTGGAATCAAAATAAAATAGTAATTGATGCATCTAACACTTGTACATTAGAATGTCCTAGATGTGCGAGACAGTTGTATCCAGAGTATGGATTACCCAAAGCAGGGTTTGAACAATCTGGCAATCTTTCGGTTGAAAATTTTAAAAAACTTCTTAACAAATTTAACAACTTCACTTTTTGTGGGCAAGTAAGTGACCCAATTATGAATCCAAATTTAATTGAGATGCTTCAATTAATATACTCGGAAGGAAAAGATGTATCAGTAATGACTGCTGCTACAGTGAAGAATAGAAAAGAAGATTGGTATCGTAAAGCATTTGAAGCACACCCAAAGGCAAGATGGGTGTTTGGAATTGATGGTCTACCAGAAGAAAGTAATTTGTACAGGATAAATCAAGACGGAGAGTTCTTGTACGAGATGATGAAACTCTGTGCGAAGATTTGTAAGGTTAGTGAATGGCAATATATTGTTTTTTCATATAACGAGGATAATATAGAAACAGCAATGGCCATGGCGAAAGAAAATAAAATCCGTTTCTCCTTAAACTTTAGTTCAAGATGGAGTGGAGAAAAAGATCCATACAAACCAACGATTGATAAGTATCAATTTAAACGACCAGATGAATGGAAAACACTTTGGAAGTAGATGATATCAAAAAGAATAAAGTTCTAAGTCCAAAGTGCATCAACGATGGAGAAAGGTTTCCATCATATAGTTGCTCTGGATGGTTAACTCCCTGTTGTTGGGTTGATGGGTATTGGGCAGAAAAAGAGTTTCCTCAGTTTTTCGATGAAGAATTAAAACTTGATAATGTGGATGACGTTGATGAAATATTATTAAGTGAGGTGTGGATAGATTTCTTCAAGACATTAACTGAAACTCCAGAAAAAGCACCAAATACATGTTGGCGATATTGTGGAGTATTTAACTCAACAGTAGAAAAGGCAGAAGAGATAAAGAAAGATTTAAATATAGCACCGTCAAGCGTGTGGGATCAAAAATGTGCACACGGTGTAAGAATAAAAGTTCTGAGTGATAAATGAGAATAATATGTGTTCGCACTGGTGATAAGTATGACCAGTGGTATGAAGATAATCTAAAATATATGATTGACAAGTATTCTGGTCTTGAATATGATTCGTATGAAGTGATTCGTGATGATGTATACGAACTATCTGTAGCAAATAAATTGTTAATGTTTGATCGTTACAGAGAAGGGCAAAACCTCTTCTTTGATCTCGACGTTTGCATTAAAGGCGATTGTAATAGATTTTTGTACGAAAGTCTGCACGTCTTACGAGCATGGTGGAGACCAGATTACCATACCCCATTGAACTCTTCGATTATATCTTGGCAAGGTGATTATTCTCACATATACAAAGAGTGGGAAAGTGATCCCGAATATTATATGTTCAAATATTACAAAGGAATTGATCAGTTCTTATATGAACAGTTCAATCCTACTGCGATATATTGGGGGTTCAATTCTTTACAGACTATAGAAGAAGAGGATCCCAGATATGCTGTGACCCTCTTTAATCAAAGATATGAATACATGAAGCGAAACGGATGGTGGAGTAAATACTTTATTTCTTAAGTTTCATTTCACAAGCAACTTTTACTGCTTCTGCCAATGTTTTCGCTTTCCGTAATTCTGCTTTCATTTCTTTGTTGCTATGATTTTTAATAAAAGTCAGTTCGAACAATTTTAATTTAAAAGCAAAAAGTCTTTCTTGTTCTTCTTTTCCTTTTTTGTTTTTACCGAAAAGAAGTTCTAACAATGCATCATAGTGGAGTGAACTGTTAGCGATATCATCAGCATCGTATATCAACCCATCTTCACGAGCGATAGTTGCTACTGCTTCGCGATAGATAGCATCTTGTTCTCTGATGTGTATTGCAGTTTTCTCATGCAACTCATCTAGAGTTGTATGTTTTAAGATTTCCTGCCAAACCTCATCGTCATCTTCTGCTAGGCAATGTTCTACCCTTGTTGTCCCATCCGGAGAAATCCAAGTAGAAACAACAGAAGTTCTTTCGTTATTATCGAAATATGCCCATTTAAATCTGTGACCATCCATCACGTTATCTCCAAGTTAAGTGCCCAAGTTGATTCATTAACAATCGAACCATTGGGAAATTCTTGCGCACGATAATCATCGCCTGTTGCTTTGTATTTAGTGTATTCCCCAGTAACACCAGTCATCTGTTGGTTCTTTATCAAAGTTCCTTGCCGTCTACCGCTTCCATTTATATTATATCTGATTGTATAACCTTGTATGCCATATATTGCTGCTTTTACCATTGGTCCGAATAAAGCATCAAACTCCGCATATGTCATATGCCTTAATCCTGTTGGTGTGTTTTTACGGTTTGAAGCAGTATCAATCATTAATGGAGTTCTGTATCCAAACCCCTGATTGATGATTTGCGAATTTACTCTATGCAATCGATATGTAGTTGTATCGTGGTAATCTTGTGTTGTACCAGCACCACCTATATTCGTTGATCCTGTTGATCTATATGTAGCAAGATTTGCTACAGTATCTGCAAAAACAACACCAAGATTTGCGCAGTTTGCCACATTTACAGATGTGGATATAAAATAAGAACCTCCTGCGCTTGATACAGTACTGCTTGTCGCCTGCATACTTCGTACAACAGGAAATATAAAAGTATCTAAACATTCAGCGAAAGACATTTCACGAATAGTCTGATCATCTTCCATATAAATTGGTTTCGTATTTAATGCCTGATAATCACTATTATCAAAAGATCCTGGATTCGTAATCGTCTGAGATATCTTATCATATGTAGTGCCTGTGATTAGTTGTGGTTCACCAGTAGCACCCTCTCCAGGCATACTTGTCACGTCTGTCCAAGGACCTGAAGTATCTCTTGCCGCAGTTCCTGAACGATACCTTGTATCGGTCATCTGTGGAGTAATGTTACCAAGATTGGGTACGACGCTCAATGTTACAGGAACAGTTCCTTGTCCATATAGATACGTGATACGACCCAACATTGCTTCATGCTGAGCAGCAGTCGTATGCCTTATCCTAGTGGATCCATCTTCTATAAACGCTCTTCTTGGTAACGGCATTATGGGGTTCCAGGAGTACTAGATGTAGATAAGAAATAACCTGAAAGAACTACAGTTCCTGTTTCGTTTTTCACTGTAAGAAGTTTCGAGTTTCTAAACTCTACATTATCAAATGTTAATGTTTGACCGATAATCAAATGATCTATGAATGCGCTATCAATAGTTGCTGAATCAGCATCAATATTTTTAGCAACGACATTCGTGATAGTAGCACTATCAGTCGTTAAAAATTTTGTGTGAAGGTGATTTACTATCGCTGAATCAATGATTAGGTTAGCACCGTCATCAACGTGGATACGGTTTACATCAATCTTATTGAACTTTCCGCTATCTACATCTAACACACCTGTCACAGTAAGATTAGCGATACTGGCACTATCTATTGTAGCACTATCAGCGACTAACATACCTGCACGAATGATTCTAAATGTACCAGAATCAGCAATAATGTTTTTAAGTAAAAGATTTCCTGTGCTTAATAACGTGTTGATACTGTCTACAGTTTCCCACATAAAATTAATTGCGGAAACAATATTAGAGTCGTGAGTTTTACCTGCATTGGAATCATACACTCCAAAATCAGATTCAAGTTCATCGAGATCTCCGATGTAATCTGACATCAGGTTCGTTTTAGAAACCCACTGACCTATGGGAGCATTGGTTAATATTTCTTCTTTTCTTGACATTTTTTACACCACGTCTAATTTATACCCACCGAACTGTATAACCCCTGGATCAGAAGGGGAACTTGGTCCACGTGAATCTGTTATTAAGAACTTGCTAACTCCATCATAGGTTGAATCGTCAAATGTTAAATCCTCTTGAAGATATAGATTATTTATAAGCGCACTGTCAATGGTCGCACTATCACTGGTGATGTTTGTAACCTTCAACAAATGATTAAACTTCGCAGAATCGATTGTATTAGAAACATTATGAACAAGAGCAAAGTTAATTTTTACAAACCCATCACTATCTGCAGTCAGAGTTTGTATATACCCACTATCATGAATCTGTATATGATCGAACAAAGCACTGTCTAAGTCGTATGATGAACTATCGAAATGAGTGGTAACAAGATTGTTAAATGTTGCACCACTATCTACCAAGAAATCAAATTTGAATGACGAGATAAGATAGTTTGTAGAATCTGGTAACAAGATACTGTTGATGAGTCCAGTAGATCCGATAGAATCGCCACGCTCATAACTATCCCGAACGAAAGCATCCGCAGCATAGAAATGAGTGAATACATTTCCTGTCCCACCTGGACTATCATCTAATCTTAATATGTGGAAGGTTGCTGAATCAACGAGGAGATTAGCAGTCATCTTCGCTGAACCACCGTTGAACAAACTGGTCAGGAATGTGACCATTGGATTGTAAACGTGATTGACAGCAGTTACAAAACTAGAATCTCTGTATCCAGGACGATAGGTATCATATAACCCACTATCAGCAATCTTTTCTAAATAGTAATCGCCATAGTAATTCAGAGGAGTAGTTCTAATCTCTGTAACAAAATCATCGAGATCGCCCATGTAGTCAGACATTGTATTCTGACTATCGATCCACTGCTGGATAGTATTATCACTGTCGATATGAATCTTTCTTGCCATTACTTCAACCTATCCAGTATTTCCCTCATCATATCTCTTAGTTCACCAACCTGATATTTGATATCTTCGATCTCCTGCTTTTGACTCTTTCGTAATTTCTTCGAAAGTTTTGCTTTCTCGATCGAAGTTATATCAACATTCAATATAGCATTATTATTTAAATCACGAACAAGAGTGTTGTGATTCTCTACCTTCGCTTTCATTATACCGCCAGTGCAATAACTCTTAGATCTTTGAATGATGGAACAAGAGCACTGCTCCTAGACTTCATTACGATCTTCAAAATAAATTTATCAAACGGATCAACAAAACCTACTGTGTCACCAATAAGATAGGTGTAATCCCTGAACACTGCTGGGTTCTCGTCACTCTGGATTTGCTCTTCCGGAGAAATTTCTACCCACTCAAGATCGTCAAAGTTCTGATCTTCGGTTGCGACTTTATAATACAAGTCAAAGTCAGCGACAGAAGGTTTGTTCGCTGAAAGAAGAACTTTCACACCAACAGAAGGGGATTCAAGGATAACTGGTTTCACGATATGTTTCGCCAGATGTGAACCACCGTTCGGATCAGTTTCGTCAGCATAATCAATAGGAGTGTTTCTATTATTGTTCAACAATACGCCAGGAGAACCTGCTGAATCTTGGAAGTCAATATTATTATGGAACATCCACAACCCAGTTCTCTGCAGATCAACAACAGGTGAAAGATCACTATCGGTTGTAGTCAAGTTCAATTTGATAGTTGCTGACTTATCACCGCTCATAGAGTTGGTTTCACGCTCGGAGTTCGCAAGAACCTTTGGAGTGAGGAAGTAGTTATCTTCGTTCGCTATGATTCTTGTATATGTTCCTGCTTTAGTGTACTGTGTTTCGTTACCTGCATGAGACTTACCCTCAGTCAGTTTTGCGTCAACAGTAATATCAGTTCTCTTTGGTATCAATGTTTGAAGGCGAGGACTCAAGATCTCGTAATGAATATTCTGAGTTGCCAGCGCAGATAGACCACCAAAAGTTGATGAGTCAGTTGCCGAATCGTCAGAAGTAATTGTATAATGATCTTCGTCTACAGCGATAATAGTTCTATTGTTGCTAATACTTGCACCAGTCATACCATTACCGAATGAACCTGTACTATCTAAACCACTGATTCTTACTGTATCACCAGCAATAAATCCATGATTCGGTTGATTCACTGTTACAACATTAGAACCTGAATCTACTTCAAATGGGTTCGCAGGAAGCAGGTCAAGAGGAACAGCAGGGTTCTCTAGGATAACTGTTGCCGAAGTGTTAGGGAACTTCGCTTGAATCAGTTCGAACTTCATGTCTTTGTTCTGAGCAGGATTCCATGTAGAACCATTCTGAGATAAGAACAATGAACCTAGTGTTGGTTGTTTTGCAATCTTTCTTGCAGTTGAACCTACTTCAAACTGTTCTGTTTCAGCAATGTATACATTATAATCTACTGACTGAGCAAGAAGAACAATAGCATAAGTGGTTAAACCACTCAGGAATACTGGTTCATCAAATTCAAACTCAGTTGCTGAAGTAGCATCGTTTGAAGTTGTAACAGAACTTGGTTCTAAGAACTTCACTGCTCCTGGAACAGGGATACTATCGGGAACGCCAGCAACCATTGGACGAATCTGTAATTGTACAGGAATATTCGCATCTTTCGTTTTAAAGAAAATTTTGACTTTAGTAATGAATACACCGTTTGGTTTATTCACGAAAAATGATTGCGCCAAAGGATCATTTGGATTTGGTTCTGGTGGATTATCATCACCTCCTGGAGGAGAAGGTGGATTAATCCTAGAACGACCAGTTACTACAGAACGAATTGAAATTTGGCGAGTCGCCTTTACTGTACGATCTACAGTTTCGAGTACACCGTTTGCATCAAAGTAACCTTTAGAAAATGATGTAGCATATTCTGCATCACCACCAGTAACATCCATCAATTCAAATGCACGTGTACCAGTTCTAAACCTGATCGCATCAGTATTAGGAACAAAGAAGTTACCTTCAATCTTACCTGCTGCATTTGAAGTAAGAATTCTGTCAGCAGCATTTGGTGCGTCTGGGTGAGTTGTTGCTCGGTTATGGCGATTGCCGACTGCTGTAGTGCTTGAACCATGACGTGTGAATGAAGCAGTTGCATCTACCCAATCTGCTACCGATACGCCATCAAAGAATGGATAGTGGCGAGTATTCGGTTTCAGACCTTGTACACGGAACGACATTTTCACTGAACGCATAAACGGAATCAGCGCAACATCTACAACCTTTTCGTCAATCACTTCACGAATAGTTTGTTCAGATACAACACGATTAACTCTCGTGACTCTGAAACCACCTTCTGCAGTAGTTCTTGCACCTGTGACATTAGTACCAACTGAGATACCACCCCAGTTCCAACCCCAGTTACCAAATAACCGATTGGATTGATTATCAAGACGAGTACCACCGCTCACAACTTTCGTATGGCGAACCTTTGTTTCTTTCCAGTGATCTGATGAAGGTGAAAGATCGGTATAACCTTCGTTTGTGATAACGGCAAACGGATTGATGTTTTCAGTTCCGGATGCAAGATCTTGATTAATGTATGAGGCATGGTTATATGCCATCATTACATTATCACCTTTTAGAATAGTGTTTGTGGATTGAACTGAATCGTAAAGAAGTCTCAGTTCTTCTTCTGAAAAGATAGGTCTCAAGATTTTATTTTGTGGATCAACAGATGCTCGATATTCGATATTGTTGACATCTGATGACTGATGGTCAATAAAGTTATCAACCAAGAACCCAGACTTTGTACGATCTAATCCACCAGAGTCTAAGACTGAGAAGTTTTTCAGATCGATTTCTAGTAGACTCAAAGCAGTGACTTCTTCAAGATTATCAAGACGATCTTCCATACGAGAAAGATCCTTCATTGTAAACCCTTTTGCCTCTACTTTACGCATCTCCATATCACTGTCATGAACTGATCCTGGACGCATCTTGATTTGATACAGTTCTAATGCACCTTCTGGTGTTTCAGGGAACTGTGGATTGAAACTTGAGTTTCCTTCAAGATACTGCAGAGGATTAGTCGCAATCAATTTATCGTAACGAGGAAGATAATAAGTGACGTCACCAGTGACCAATGAAGTATTAGTCGGCAAAGGATTATATCTTGCAGTTGCTGCTGAAAAGTTTGCACCTGTATCATCTTTACGAGAGCGGAAATCGAGATGATCTTTGAGGTCGTAAAGTTGACCTGATTTATCACGATATCTTGGAATATCTTTGTATGGTGTAGGATATGATGTAGGAGCAAAGAAGTCACCAGAAGAACCGTGCGCATAATAATTAAAGCGAACGAACACATTACCTCCAGGAGCAACCCTGTTACCTTTCAGAACCAAACGACCTACATCATAGAAGTTATCTCTCTGACCGTTATCAAGAATGAATCTTGCTGAGATATCTTGCCCATCAGAGTCAGCGATAGTTACACGAGTCACGTTTACAATATCTGCTTTACTCAGTGAGATATATGGCGCACCAGTTGAAGGTGTAGTTACAGTCGCTGTGACTGTGGCATTAGTAAGAGTCTTTGTTCTTGCTGTGCCTTCTACTGATTTTTTGTAAAGAATCTCAAGTGTAGTTGATGCAGGTCCACCAGATATAGATGCCCCAGTACCGCCACCAGTTAAGGTAATCGTTGGTGAAATTAATGCACCTGTATCGTTTCTTGAGATTACCCAATCGGTCGTATCAACATATCTTTCAGTACCAGATAGAGTTGGCAAAGATACGTTACCCGAACCATCAGTCGCTCTTGTGTCTCTACGAAGAACATTGTAAGATACGTTCGCCAGTCCCTGTACACGTGGGTGAGGATATTCAAACAAAAGAATATTATTCTGCTTATCCTTAAGAACAGCATTTGAATTTTCTAGGATTGGGTTGGCATAGTTGGTCGCATCTTTACCAAGAGAGCGAACTAATCTAAAGTCCTTACCAGCATTCATGCTGATATCCATCAGATAGTAACGAATATTTGGACCATCTTCTTCTACAGATTTAATTCTTGCTGTGCCGATAGTGGTTCCGCTGTTACGATATCCGTCTTTCAGGTTGTACTGTTCGAACTCGTCAACATTAGGAACACCGAGTGAACTATCACAAAGAACATAATTACCGATACCAATAGAAACAACTTCGTTAGTCACTTCTTCTGTATCATCTGCTTTATTTACATCTAGACTTCCGTAACCAGTATATTCGTTTCTGTATCCATTCAGATAAACAAGTCCAGGAGAAACTCTCAAACTGAATTTGTTAGCAGAGTCTGTTGGGTGCGTCTCATAATTAATCTTAAATGGTTTTTTAATAAAGTCGCCATTGATTTCTTTAATACGAGTTGCACTAAAATCTTCGATCTTATTATAAGAGTCATCAGCAGATACAACTTCGATAACCTTACCACGCTGGATTTTAGCATAGAATACAAAGATCTCGTCTGAGTCTACTTCTGACTCAAGAGCAAGAGTCATATCAATGCGAAGTCTATCCGCTCCAGGAGCAGTCAGGTTAGGATTCGCACCTTGATTATCATATAATCTATTGTCATCATCAACGGTAAAGATTCTTTGTTGTACACGGAAACCTACATTGATATTCGGAACACTAGAATATTTGTCAAGAATAATGCTTTGTGCGTCTGCTTGTACAAAGTGACCCTGCGTAAAGAACACCCCAGTATTGGTAGATGCACGTGTACCTGTACCAACAGCAGGATTTGCGTTTGTATTTGTTAATTGTACTGTAAGAGTTTTAACATTGTTTGTAAGATTTTCGCCAGGAGTAAATCTAATCGGAGTAGTTGCTCCAGCAACACCTGAAGTTGTGTTTGTATATTTAACGAATAGAGTAGCAGGATCAGATCCGGAAGCAGCAACGACTTCTAGAACTTCCGCTTGAATGCTTGAAGTTGCTCCTGTGATTGTAACCCCTTCGAGGGAAGTGATTACTGAAGGAAGGGTGTTAGATGATGTATCAAGTTTGATAAACTCGTACTTGTTATCAACGGTAATACCGCCACCAACTACCGCAGCACCTTCTTTAAAAATGTTTGTACCAAAACGCTCAATCTCTTTTTGGATAATGGTTTGCATCTGTGTAAGTTCACGTGCCTGCAAAACCTTTCCGCTGTTAAAGAGAATTCTATGATAGTGATCACTATCTCGGAAGTCGTCTTTGTAGGTGGTTTGAAATAATGTTTTGGTAAGATTATTTGCCATCTTCTATTCCTTAGAACGATATAATTATTTTTACGTCTTCAGTTTGTGTCGCATCTCTTAGCACTGCTGCACGATTATCTATATACAGAATATCGCCTGTTTCTACATCGTACTTCGGCGAGATCAATGCTGAATCGATAACACCATCACCAGCACCATTAGTTTCTTGAACAACTTCACCGTCCTGGAAGGCGATATGCCCTGTACTGTCAGTTTGATGGTAGAAAATTTCATTAGAGTCTATGTGGTCAACGAAAGCAACCGCACCTGAAGTCTGACCCTCAATTTTCTTATCTTTTGTAAATGCTGTAACAATACTGCTCAGAGTCATTTTGTCGAGCGCATTACCAGTCAAATCAGTAAAGTATGCGCCATTCTGTTGACGTGGATCTCTCCACAACGAAACCTGACGGAAGTCCTGACCAACAATTAAATCACTATCATCTGGATCTAACTGTGAGTGGAACATAACAGCAGTAGACCTTAGATCATCTCTAGCATCACGACCGATACCAGAATCAGCAGTAACAACCGCACGTGCTGTTGCTCCTGCACCACCACCACCAGTGATGGTAATAACAGGAGTATTGAAATATCCTGATCCATGACTTAGAGTAGAACTATCTGGATCCATAGTAATATGTGTCACAATACCAAGTGCTGAATCAATGAATGCTGATGCCGCAGCACCACTACCTGACTGACCTGTGATTGATACTGTAGGACGTGATGTATAACCTGAACCACCATCTGTCAACACAATACTAGAAATCATTGCTTGCTTAGTATTGTTCTGAACTGATTCGTGACGCAACTCAATGCCAGTAGAGTTGGAGTCAGTTACACCCTGCTTTTTAACAGGCATAAAGTTCGATGACATAAATTGGTTTGCATCAGATGCTGATATAGTGTACAAGAACTTCCAAACATAACCATCACCAAGACGGAATGAGTTATCATTTGAAGAAGTCGGTTCTACAGTAGAAGTAACAATATTCCCGTCATCATCTCTACCTACTTCAAGGCAAACATAAACCTGATTGTTGTCTGTCTTTACATAGTATGGATTGGTCGGATATCCTGCTACCAGATCATCGTATGCTGAGTAGATTGTACCGCTAATCCAGTTGTTACGAGGAACAACCTGTGAAACTGCCTGAACCTTTTTGACAGAAATAAGTTGATCACGAACTTGACGAATATCGAGAATGGTATCTTCTGGAACAGGAACATGGTCATTTGAGTCCCACTGTTCTGGTCTACCGATACCCACATAATAATTATTGCTATTCAGGTTGAAACCGTCGAAGAAGTTTCTCGCCAATATCTTTCTGAGTGCTCTTGTAATAATTGCTGGCATTTTATTTTCCTATTATACTGAATCTGTCATTGGTATCCAATCGTATCCGTTATAGAATACGAGGTATGGTTTTCCTGCTGATCTGCTATCTGGGTTGAAGTTTACCCCATCGGCATGTGCAATCTGACCTGCTCGTTTACCAAGTCCACCTGTGCTTGCTGAATCTGGTTCTGCATCCATTGGTTTTAAGTAAAGAACATCATTGAACTGTCTTACTGAACCAACCGCATAACCAGCAAAACCATCTTCGCCTTGTCCTACATAGTAAGTTCTACCTGTCATATCATTGTGGAAGAATCTTCCTGGATCGTCAGCAAGTGAAATATCGCTATCAACACCCCACTGAGTATTTGATGCGTCGTACGTGTATATATCGCCACCAAAGTTGTCAGTTTCTGTACCATTGAAGTGGATCAGTTTCACTGGAGTTGTTGGGGTGAAAGTATTATTTGAGAACGTTGCAGCATCCTGACTTTGAGCAACATAACCATATCGAGTTTTACCAACAAACCTTTGTGTTCTCGAATCGGATGACAAGTCAAAGGTAAGTTCTGTTCCTGTATCTAGAGTTGTACTTGGTTGCTGAGAAGTTGTAAAGGTCAGATCTTTACCACGCTTCTCTACAAGAACTTTAGTCTGACCTGTAACATCCCAGTTGTTATTTGCGCCAGAAACGGTGATAGTGCTCGCTCCATCAACGAGGACTGCCTGATCTGATTGACCGTAGTTATAAACAAGACCATATGTCGAAGTGGATAGTACACCGCCACCTGTTCTGTATACTGTAAGTGAATATTCTGAATCTACTGAAGGTCTATCGTATCCTACAAGCAAACCAATAAAATCATCGTCAGCAACAGTAGAAGAAAGTGTTGCTTCATGGTCGAAATCTTTAAACTTATCCTTAGAAACAAAACCAATAAATGTGCTACTGTTTACTGTACTGCTGATAGTATCAGTTCCAGAGTTATATGACCAAGAGTTTGCTTCTGACTGATTAGCAGGGAATGTTCCTGAAGTATCGTGTGATATCTTTCTCCAAGTATTGAAGATATCAGAGTTAGTTGGTCTATCTAATTTACCTTCTTCCATATCAGCAGAATCATCAAAGAACTTATCGCTGACCTCTAAGATTGTTTTCGTTGATAGAGTATTAGTACCATCACCCGAAATAATAGTCAGGTCACCAGCATTACCTGCTGGAACAAAACGATTGAACGCACTATCGTCTAACTCTTTTGCTGAATCTTGCGTGACCGTACCGAAAGCAACGATCCGACCATCAACCTGTGATTGCGTAAGACCGCCACCCAAGTTGATTTCTGAACCGCCATTATCTTCTACTCTAATTCCTGTACCACCACCAGTTGCTTTTAGTCTTACACCACCGAGATTAATAGTAGAACCTGAAAGGTATAAGTCACGCCATTTGAAGTTTGAATCACCAAGATCAAATGCGCTATCTACTGCTGGAATGAAAGAACTCTGTAAAGAAAGAACAGGATATCCGTTCACTCCACCTAATCTTAATCTAGCACTATCATTCGTATCTTGGTTAGTAATTTTGAAAAGTTTTACATTTTCTAACAGGAGTGTATTCGTACCACCAGGAGCATATGTAAATTTAGCACTATCAATATGAAGTTCTCTATCAATAAAAGCATCCCGAAACCCTTGTGTCGCCGTTCCGAGGTTGATATTATTTGCTCCTGGATTTAAACTGAAATTTAAATCGCCAAAGTTTGATTCGAGAATGCTTTGAACTTTACCAGAGTCTACAATACCAAGAGCAAGAACATAAGACTGGTTTACTATCCTGTCAATTTCATATCCAACATGAGTTGAATCAAGACCTGCTGGGTCTTGTCTTGCCTGTACATATGCTGCATCTACAAGTCCAATAACACCAAGAGAATCAATAGCATGCTCATTGATAAGAGCAATTGTTTGTGTAGAATCTAAGTGAGTTCCAATAAGATCTAGAACACCTTGTGAATCAAACGCAGCACCAACATCTGTTAGCAGGGCAAGTCTACCGCTAGAGTCTGGCAATGTAATGATATTATCTTTTGATGGTTCTTGTGCTTTTAAATATGTTTCGTTATTATCAGCAGGAACTGAATTAGCACTGTCCTCACCAATAAACACAACCGCACGTTGGTCAAACGAGATTCCTTCGAGGTTTAATCCACCTGCAGAATCCGCCACCAGTAATTGCATCGCTGCAACATCTTGATACAGTTCTGCGAAGTTATCATTTATTTTTTGACCGCCAGAGCGGAGGGTGTCCCCTGTTCCGTCATTACCTGCGGATCCTATAAAGATTTCTTTTCTTGCCATTTTTAAATCCTATTGCGCACTTGCATAATGCTATTTATAATAGTTGTACAGAGTTGTTGGTCCATCACTGTCTTCCGTTTGAATATAATATGTCTGGTCGAACCTTGTAATTGACGTTGTAGAAGAGAACTTCGTGAACGTATCGTCGAAGGTGAGATGGAACCCTGCCCAGTGGTCGACATCCGCATAGTTGGAATCTGTATGACGGATTGTAAGACTGAGACCGTATTCTTCCGGAGTCTTGTAGACGCTGAGACGCTCTCTTGCCTTGTCCGCATCGTTCTCTTCTGGAGCAACATATCCTGGCAGCATGTAATCGCCAGATGCATAACCGATACGATCATCGTTATCAGCATAGAGACCAGTGACCTCCCCTTCAATTCTACCGAATACCAGAGTTGCCTCGCTATGAACTTTCTGACGAGGATCAAGTTCAGGCATAGACTGTTCAGTGGTAACGCCAACAGGAACATTAGAAAGAATAACAACTTCTGCTGCTAGGTGATAACCTGACGGATGTACGTATCTTCTCCATAGTGTTTCCCATACATGAATAGGAAAAGGAGAACTGACCAACAATGAAAAAATCTGGTAGATCTTTCCGTCATGGATTCTCTTACCAAATTCAGTTCCTATTTCATCGACACCAACATATAACAAATCTTTTTTGGGATAAATAATTTCAACATCTTCCTCGTTAAAGAAAGATCTAAAAAACCCATAACCAGAATATTCAGAACCCTTTACACGGAAGAAATTACCAAAGTTTCTTACGACCTCTCTCGGGAATGTAAAGATTCTAGAACTGACGCCAAGTCCAACTTCATCGAGAAGAAAGTCTAGACGCTCAAGTTCAGTATCCTCATAATCTCGGATAGTATTAATCTCATTGATTATACCACCCCATTGACCATCAGAATCAAGATATTCATAATATCCTTCTAAGAAGGCGATAAGGTTTGGATAATCTTCCTGGAAATACTCTGGAAGAACTTCCTGAACCGCACTCTTCCTGAGATTGACAGGGAGTCTATTATAGTCCTTCAGAGTTTCTGAATTATTCGGTGAATGTCCCATTATGTCACTTTAAGAGTTTCTGTTTGTCTGTCTATGATTGCAGTTGCTGATGACTTATCTGTTTCTAATTTAAGAATGTAGTTCCGTAAAGGTTGAATAGATGAATCATTCTCAGGAGCAACCTGTATTCTAATGAAAGTATCTCCGCTCAAAAGTCTTGTAGGATTAAACCCAACAATACTCACAACACCTGTATCTGCATTATAACTTCCAACATTATCAAGAACGATATTATCATCTAGATCAAAGATAGCAAGTTGATTGCTTTTTAATCTATTTTTAATAATACATACAAGTCCGTTGTATTCAAACGCATCGGTCTTAATAATAAAGAATATATCATCCGGATCTTTGATCTTACATGGGAATGGAACTGTAAATGTGTTTAGATCGTTTGTAGTAACTTCCTGACGCATCTGAACATCAATGTCAATCTTAGTATTCAGAACTGCTTTATTCAAAGCATCGATCTCTGTTAACAGATTACTCTTTCTGAACACTTTATTGAATGACTCAAGATTTCTCTTAAAATAATTTACAGTAAACTGTGTTATGTTCGCTTCTTGTGTTTGGTTTGATATACCGATAAGAGCAGGATCAAAATTAAATTGAGTTGTAAGAATCAAGAACACGTCTTTAGGGTCTGCGAACTTCGGAGTCATCGACATTGTAGAAAGGTTCTTGACGTAGTTAGCACGGATCTGATCTTTAACTTGTTGTTTAGTAGAAGCAGAAACATTTGCTTTGAAATTGAGTGAAATATAAACTGCGCCATAATCTAATGGTATGTTTTCATCGCCCGACCAAATTGCTGCTTCTTTTACGTCAGCAAAATTAGTTTCGATAATTGCTTTGTAATCGAGTGAAGTCACCAACCTTTGCTGGGATGCAAAGGCGATAGGTGCGAGTTGACGAATAGATTCTATTGATTGTTTTTCTGCACCGCCAGCAGATTCAGATGAAGTGACAGCACTTAAAACATATTGTAGATTGCCCACTGTTACTTGTGATTTCGCTAAGAACGATGTTCCGTTATTAGCAAGTGGACCTTTTGAAGAAAGGTATGTGACAACGATCTTTTGTCCTGGTTCCGGAGATTTACCAAATGATGTACCATCCCCGAAGTTTACTTCATAGAATCCACTAGGTGCTTCGTTGATGCTATAGTATGTTGTTTCACTATCGATTCGAACTGCTTGAGAAAGTGGAGAATATTCTGTGTATGTATTTGAAGTAAGACTATCATAGACGAGAACACGAGCAGTAGAACGATCCATAGTTTCATCAGGAATGATGTAAACTTGTCTTTCGTCTTTTTGACCAACGATAAAAGTTTTTGTTTTCTCTATGCCTTCGTATACAGGAATATCTGAAGAACCTGCTGAAGTCGTGAAGTCATAACTCCCTGAACCATTATCTCTTGCTGTATATGCCTCTAATGTTCTGAATGTATATGATGTGCCATCAATTGATGAGGAAAACTGAGTTCCTCTTGGTATAGTTATTGTAACAGGACGACCAGAAACCCCTGCCAAGTTGAGTGAAAGATTCAGGAGTGCTTTCGCTGAAGTCACAGATCTTGTTTCATAACCAAGCATTGCTGCATGAGAAAGAACTGAACTTCTCAGTTGCGCTGTCGGTAAGAATGCTTCGTTGAGTGCAAAGTTAGCAGTCAGAGCATTGACGTGTGTATTATATGCAAGAACATCAAGAAGGTTGTTTAGACCTGCACCTTCAAAGTCGTATGAATTAAATTCATCTTTGCTTTTAAAATAATCTTTGAGACGATTCTTAATCGTATTAAAATCAAGATCTGCCGATTTAGTCGTAGTTGCCATTTTATCTCAACCTTGTAAGTGATAGTTCTAATGAAACTGGTTCAACCGAATTTAGAACTTGAAAAGAAAGATTTACATTGATTATATTTTTTTCTGGTTCCAATGAAATATAAACATCTCTCATCAAAGCACGTGGTTCATGCAAGGTAACAGTTTCAAATATCTGATCTCTGAGCATATCTGCTTCTACAGTGGTATCAAGTTCAAAAAGGAAACTGTTTAAGTTTCCACCATATGTTGTATTAAAAGGTTTTTCCATAAAGTTAGTCATCAAGATATTCTTGACGGATTGTTTGACTGCAGCAACATCTTGCTTTTTATATACATCACCAGAAGGTTTTGCTGAGAAAAATAAATCGATATCCTTGTACAACACCTTTTTGGTGCTGCCAATGCTGGAGGTATTTAAATTTCCATCTTCGAGGGCAAACGCTTTTGCTGGCATGTGAATTTCCTTTTATCCTATTTATAAGGTTTTTATGCGAGTATTTCTATCAGTTCACCTGTTGCCTGAACATAATTGTTGTATCTCGTTTCCAGTTTATTTTCGTAACTTGCTGTGTATCCTGCTAAAGAAAGTTCAGGCATGATAACAATAATCTGGGCATTCAATGATCCATTCGGATTATATGTATCGTAGTCAAGAATCATCTTTTCATAATTCTGACTATCTTTCCACCATGCCGCAAGTTTAAATGTTTGATTAAGAGCAATTTTACCTTTGCGATCACGCAACTCATATACGATTGCTCTACCATAACTTCGATAATCGTTGACGCTTCCAGGAGTGATTATTTCGTTGTTTCCTATTTTATAAACACCCTCAGAAACAATCAAACGATATTCATCGAACTCGCCTTCATCTTCAATAACACTTCTCATCATCTGACCATGAAGATAAAGGTATTTGGCCATCTCTACTCTATCTTCATCTACAAGATGATCAATAGTAATAGGATCACCATGCCCACCAATAAACTTCGCAATGTTTATCCCCCTTGCTAGTTTGGTTCGTTTAGTGATTACCTTTTTCCTTTCCGGATCATATATCGGATTAGGAGTGACTGTTATAACATTATTCTGTACAGTTCCTGCAAACCTTTTTGCTTCTGCTCCAAGTATCTTACCGAAAGTTTCTTTCGGATGTGCATTGCGTGGAGTCGGTTCGTCATCTACGACCGCACCAATTTTTTTAGGAACTGCATTTGTGTAAGTCGAACTTAGAATATTTTCTGCTAGAGCAGAGGCAATAAAGTCCTCGTTGTTTTGAGCAGATGCGTTTCTTAGTTTTGATCTGACTTCTTTTATCTGTAGAGATCTATCCGAAACGCCACCATAATCAACCAACCTATTGATTGAGTTGTAGATAACATCACCCACATCAATAGCAACTTTAAATATCCCATATTGTGAGTTAAACCAGTCATTCTTGATTACAGAGTTGGTTGGTTGTACTGTTGTCTTATTAGTAGCAACAGTTGTATCGTTTGTATTAGTACCAGGAGATCCTGCTGATCCAAGAGGTGCTTGTCCTGCCGTTGAAGCATAGTCTGCTTGATTAGCATCATCTGCTTTACCAGTTAAGTCACCGTGAAAAGTAGTAGCATACATCGCCGTGGCATGAACAGAAGTTGAATTAACACGAGGAATATGCGCAGTGTGCCCATAGTAAACCATGTTCTCACCACCGATAGTTCCACTGTCACCGATGAAAGTCAAACTTGATGCACCCATATTGATATCTGGCGATGTAGCAATATATTTGTTTTCTGCAGATATTTGGTATTCTGAACCAACAACGTCTTCTTTGTTTATACCAACCGTTGTGGTTTGATTTTTCTTAATGATATTCTGCTGATCACCAGATATAAAATTAGTATCTGAACCTGTGATAGTCTTTGACATATTACGGTTGACGAAGGTTGCATGATTACCATTTACGTCTTGACGGAAACCACCTTTCACTTCTTGAGTCATCGCACCGCCAGAAGTCATGTTAATATTACCGCCAACCTCTAGATCAAAGTCGCCATCTACTTTTAATTTAAAGTTGCCGTGATATACTAACTCGCCATCACCTTCTATGATAACTTTCTCACCACCTGCTGCTACTCTTACGATATTATTCGTTGCGTTAATAATAACCGAACCATCAGCACGCATCTCTATCCCAGCACCTGTCTTGTGCTTGAATAACATGCGCTCACGTCCAGGAGTATCATCTACCTCTTGTACATGACCAGATACAGTTCTCCTCACTTGATTCAAAGGAGCAGTAGAAGCAGGATAATCTTTTATTTCTAAATCTAAATTTACGTCACCGCCACCAAGAAGCAGTTCGTTTTGCTCAATACCACGTGCCTCTAAGTTTACAGATGGGGCATTAGCATATTCACGTTTAGGGAACACACCTTTAGGATCGTCAAACGGATCTTCTTTCTCTGTTTGAGCAATATGAATATTGGATTTGTAAATATCTTCATCTGCCATTATTCTTCACTTTCATTTAAATAATCATCTGTAAGATCTGCATACGGATCATCGTCACCATCTTCTCCGTCTGGTATTTCTCGTTTCTTTAGAAGGTATGCTCCGACATCAAACTCTGGACCAATCAAATTCATAAACCGTGTAATCTGAGTTGCTTGCGTGCTTCCTGCAGCAAATTCTATTCTTTGTTCAGCAAGGAACTGATCATATCCTTTGAATACGCCTCCAGGAGAGTGGCGATACATAACTTCAACGATCATATCAAATGTTTTCCACTGTTCCGCTGTAATTGACTTTGATGAAATATTAGTCCAGTCTTGTTTTAAGTTTACGCTGGCAACACCCCTATATGCAGGTTGGTCACCAAGTAGACCAGCATCAAATGTTACCAGAATGGCATTGTCATGCACTTTTTTAAAGGGAGTTTGATCTTCTTGAACCAGTTTCTTTGAAAAGAATGTTGTAGGAGCAGTTCCGATAGGAATAACCCTTTCTAGACCACCATCCTTCTTGATGATATAGTTACATCTCGCATATCCAGGTCTTCCGATCGGTTCGGGATCTGGTTCTGCTTTTTTATCTTGTAAACTTTTATAGAACCTTTGGTGCCAATCGTTTAATTTTCTTCCTGTATAAAATTCGTTCTCTGCACTCAGATTCCAGTTTACCAACAGATGTTTGATTACACGAGGCGAATTCTTTATTTCAAGTTCTAGTTCTTTTTTACTATTGACTGGTTCATATCCACCCCAGAACTCATTGTCAAGTTGATTATATCCGAGTTGATCAATACCTGTAGTTCTAGTGTCACCCAACTTTTTAACAGGAGTTGTTGGTTCTTCTACTGCTGTCTTGTTACCTTTATCAACGACTTTCTTTATCTGTGTCTTTCCTGTCGCCTGTGCAATATTAGGAGCAACTGCACCATTAGAAGGATCTATACCATTAACAAAAGATGGAAGTTCTTTACCAAGTTCTGAGAATCCTCCTAGACCTTGCGCCAGTCCAACGACACTTGCCATGATATTACCGAACTCCACGCCCAGAGAACCGAAAGGATTTCCTGGTGCTATGGGGTTGGCACCATTACTAAATGCCTCCATCGCTCCGCTAAAATTTGCTGAGATCTTATCTGTGAGAGGGTTATCTTTAATCTTTGATTGTAAAGAAGCAAGAGGATTAGGATTATCGATATTGAACCCTGTAGGAACTTGAACTCCAGGAAACCCGATAGGATTACCAAGTCCTCTAAATTGTTTTGTTGAAAAAGTCTTTTGTGGTTCCACAGTCTTCTGTTTCTTTAGATTTACAACCGTGTTCGCAACAACATTCACTCCTTTATCAACCTCAGCATTCACTTCTGCTATTTCTTCATCACTCAGTCCGATGTCTTTATATGCTTGTTGAACTTTAGGATCGTTCGTTACTGCTTTCATTTCGTTTACAACACCAACAACATCTGCATTTTTTATATTGTTTGATTTTTGAACTTCTGGACTCTCAAGAGTTTTCTTAATTCCGACAGGACTTGCAGAAGCAATCACTTTGTTCAGGTTTTTACTTGCAGCAGTTGTAGACCCTGCTAATGTGTCTATGTTCGATTTCGTCGAAGGTGATTTCGTAACAGTAACATTAGGAACATTTTCTGTCATCTCTGAAATAGAGGGTTCAGGTTTATGTGATGACTGTCTAGAAGATGCAGGCAAAACTGATTCTGTATGAGACTTGAATCCCCCTGCCTGAGAACCTATTTCGGTTGTATTCTGCGCTCTTTCTAATGCAACCGTTTGTGCTTGTAGTTGTTTAAGTTCACGATCTCGCCTTTCAGCATCGAGTTTTTCTTGTCTGACAGCAAGTTGCGAATCTACAGAAGTCTTGTTGACTCTTTTTGCTTTTCTTTCTGCTGCTTCATCGTCCCTTGCCTTTTTACGTGCTTTCCTGAAAGCATTGATAACTTGTTTGATGTAATCAATCTGTAAAGAAAGGGCATCTATAAAGTCTTGTTGTGTGCCTGAACCAGCAACAAGATCTCTTCTTTGCTTTTTCCTCTCTAGTTCAAGTTCTCTCCGTTTGCTTTTTAAAGCACGCTGTTCTGGTGCTCTCAATATTTTGCCTGTTGGGATCATCGCATTCATGTCCCAAACTCCAGGGACGATAGCGTTTACCTCTTCAGCAAGTTCTACAGATTTTTGATATGACACACCCATTACGATTCAAACTTTCTATATATCTCTTCTGCGAACTCAATCCGCTCTTCTTCACCAAGACGTTTATATTTACCGTCCTCACCAACTATCTTCTTATCTTCATTCGCTGCAGTTTTTTCTACTTGATATCCAGGACGTTCGAACTTTCTCATGAATATAAGTGCTGCCTCTTTTGGTGTTTGTGCACGTTTGAGTTCTGCCAACCCAAGATATGGAAACGAGTTAAGTTCTTTTTTAGTCCATAACAACTGAGCATATAAACTTGTGTATGTCAGGTTCAACGAAGCAGAAAATTCTTGTAGTGCGCCAAGTCTATTACCTGCAGCAGGAGCAGGATTCCACTGAGCAACACCAAAAGAACCTTCTCCAGGAATACCTGAAACAGCAGTAGGATTTATATCACCACCATTAGATCTTGCACCAGACTCTTCACAAAAGTTTCCGAGTACACCTGCTGCAGCAATCGGTGAAAGATTACATCCCTCTTTAGTAATTAAGAAGTTGTATGCTTTCTCAATATTTGTAGCACCATATAAATTTTCTTCGTCTACTTTATCAGGAGGCAAAAGGTTTTTATTAATCGCAGGATCTAAATGTGGAGGGATGTCTGGTTGGTGTATATTACCACCTCTCTGCGGAACTGCTCCCTCAAACTTTGGCATTGAACCAACCACCAAAGGAAGTTGAGAATGCACACCATCAAGGAAGATACCAAATACTTGTGCCTGTTCTTTGATTCCTGTAGTCGCACCCAAACCAGAACTCCCACCTTCAGTCACAGGAACTATAACCTGTGCCCATGGCAAGTCTCCGTCGGCGATATCAGGATTATCATGAACTCCAACAATTCTTACTTTGATTCTACCCATCTCAAGTGGGTCGTTGATATTGATAACTCTACCAACAAACCAACGAGTTTGATCACCGTAAAATTGACTGCTTGATGGTATCATACGATTGCTGCCTCACTTGTAAAGTTTTTCATCTTCGCACAGGTCAGACTGATATCATATCTCTCGGTGGTGAACGAGTGTTTCGTAGCATAAATCAAATAATCACCTGATCGTTTCATATCCCAGTTATTTGTGGACTTCGCATGCGCAGGTTTATTCGCCATGAAATAAATTCGAACGGTATTCCCCAAAGTCATATTCGTTTTAGGTTTTAAGAATCCGACTCCAGAAACTTTGATAGTGATCGGTGCTTTCAGAAGATGTGCCTTCATTACATTTCCGATTACTTTCTTACCATAATCCGTATCATCTTTTTCTTCGTTGTATGATTTGTATGAACCAAGTCCTGTATTGAAAACTCCAGCACTGCCGATCTGCGTTATTCTTTGAGAAGGTTGTTCATTCAAAACTTCACCGTCTATTTCAAACTCTGCGAAATTATACTTTTTCTCTTTAGTTGAAGGAAGGGCATCAACAACGTCTCTCTTATAATCTAAATTATATTTCGAGACTTTTGAAGTGAAAGCATCATAGAACTGATAGTCAGCACCAACAACCCCATCCTTAATCATCTCAAACATATTCTCTCGATCGCCTTCATTGTAACTCAGGATGGGGAGATAGTTATTACCTATTTGTTTTTCTTCAGCGATATTTGGTGTAGAAGCATACATGAAAGGTTTCTGAGCATTAACTGGTTCTTGATCTAACATAGTTAACAAATCGTTGACCACCAGTTTATCTAATCCGAGTGTAGAAAAGATATAATCAGGAACACCATCAGCAGTTGTCATTCTGTTCTTGACCCATGCGATTGCCTTGAGAGGATCTAAGTTAGGAACGATGACTTTCATTCTGTTTTGAAATGTTGCTTCTCCTGCTTGTACAATCTTCTTATCGAGAAACTCTTCAGCAATATCAGATATAATTTTTATTGGATCGCCAGCATAAACTTTGTTCACGTTTTTATAATTTGATTTAAAAAGAATATCCTCATATAAACTCAAGACCACGAACTCTGCAGTTTGGTTTACTTTTTGAGATTCTGTAATAGTTTCAACGACGAATCGTTTTGTGATTACAGGTTCCGTCAACAAAGAAGGTTTTAGTTTTATTTCTACAAACTCTGCACCCTGTAAATCAAGTCTATCCATCAGTCTGGTTTCATCGACCATAGCGATTTGTGCAGTTAGAAATGGGCAATCTAAATGCTCATAGATATCGATATCGCTCACAAGATTTGATAATTCTACAGGAATAGTAGAGCGAGATGAATATAACAGGACGCTGTCTAGAACGTATTTTTTACTTGGTTCTGCCATTAACTAGTCAATGCTCTTTTAAACGCACTTGCCACCTGAACGATGTTAGAAGGTTTGATTACCTTAATTCTTTTTAAATCGTTATTGATTCTATGGTATCGATCAGCGATAGTGACTTCATTATATATTCCAGGAGTAGGAGCAGTTGGATCTACATCAATCTGATTGCCGTCTGCATCTTCAAAGTGGTGTGTTGCGTTGTATTCGTATCCTGTTCCAAGAATAGTTGCTGTTCCTGTATGTTGTGGTAGACCTGTACAGGTTATCGCTTCACCTTTTCTAAATGTACTTGGGCGACCTGCTGTAGCATATGGAATTGTATCTACAATCAGTATCCCATGGTCTAAGTCTCTTTTGATAATCTTCCCACGACATCCAGTCAGGATTCCTGTTACATATTCATTTTGTAGAAATGTGTTCGCAAAATTTGCTCTACAGTAAATATATTGATGAGGAAAGTCTGTAGAGAGTTTATCTTCCATTTGTTTGTAAGTGAGTGGCCAACCATGCGCACGTAGATGATCGTTCATCATAGCGAATGTCCAGTGATATACTGGCGTTTCGTATAAGAACTGCGACACTTGATCGGGACGTTCGTTTTCGATAATATTGTATGGTTCGTAGAAGTGAACACCTTCTCTCACCTGATCTACAACATCAACATATTGTGTCAAATCTTGAACATACTCGATCTGTCGACCAGCACCGCCAAGTTTTTCATAATCATCGCCAAAAGTATATGCTGTTGTTCTGAAGTTTCTAAAAAAGTCCATTAGAATCCTGCCTCGATATCTCTCTTACTCAATGCTCTGTACTCTAAGAATGTAAGATTCAAATCTATTTCTGTAGGATGCCCATCTTCAAAGAACACGCCTCCGCTCGTTGAGTTGTATGCTGCCTGAACATCTTTCAGGTAACAATATTGAATCTTGGGTATTTGTAAAGTGCCACCGTCAAACGCAAACTCAATCCTGTAGATATTAGGAAACTCGTATCCGATAGGTATTCCTGGATTAAGGTCGATCTCACGAGGATATAACTGAAATCTGAAGTTTTCAATAATTTCTTTTATTCTCGCTGCCTCTTGCGGTGATGTAGGAATTAGTTTAAAAGAAAAAGAAAATGAACGCATAGTGGGTTGATCAAATAGCAATCTCGTTCCAGGATTCAATCCTGTTTGTAGTGCTGAAGAACCTGCCGCAGCATATCCTGCTGGAAGTTTAGAGGATATCCGTGATGCAGCAACTTTTGCTGCTTCTTGAGAAAGTGTACCTTTCGCAAGATTAAAAATACTTTCCATCCCTTCTGTCAAACCAGAACTCAATGCTGACCCAATACTTTGCCCACTGTTTAATCCTGCGAGCGCAGTCATACCACCAGCACCCAAGTTTGCGCTGTTGTATTGGACAGCATCGTTATATTGTAATGCTGGTGGAAAAAATAACTGGATTGCTGGTTTGGTTAGATCTCTGTATGCACGAAGATCTGTAAGTTTTGACCCCATCTCTGCTTGGTTTTCTTTGATTTCTTTATTGATACGGTCTCTGTCAGCAGCGGTTTGTCTTTTTTCTACGACCACCTCAGGATTCGATGCTTTTACAGGATCTCCTGCTCCACCGAAAGCATCTAAGTTTTCGGAAGCAGTAATCTCGTCATTCACAGATTCGGTAGATTTCCCTTCAGCATAATCTGCGATAAGAGGAGTATTAAAAACAGAAGCGAGTGATTGGTCGATGAGTCCTGTATCAATTTTATAAGGATGGAATACAATATGCGCAGGATACATATCCTCACGATTAAGCGGAAACTTAATAATTGTGCCAGAACCTCTACTCTTTTTTAATTCTTGGGTAGATCGAGACTCTTGTATAGACATATGTCCACCATATTTTGAACTGGAACCCATCGGGATTTGATTGTTTCCTCTAGGATCAAACTGGTCTGCTTGAGACACTGGTGCACCTTTGCCATTCAATGTAGTTCCTGGTTTTGGAGTCAGTGACCCATTTGGTCCTGTAGTGAATCTTCCTGGCATATTATATCCTTAATAAATAAAACAAAGATAAACCTATTTATAATCAATTATGGCATATTCTGGGAAATATAAAGTAAAGAACATCAAGAAGTATTCCGGAGATCCCGATAAGGTGGTTTATAGATCATCTTGGGAAAAGGCATGCTTCGTCTGGTGTGACCGAAACCCGAAGGTGGTTAAATGGTCATCTGAAGAAGTCGTAGTCCCATATCGCTGGGATATCGATAAAAAGATGCACAGGTATTTCGTAGATTTAAAAATCACATTTGAAGATAATAAAACTATCCTCGTTGAAATAAAACCTGACAAAGAAACCGCACCACCGAAACGTCCTGATAAATCAAAACGATATATCGGAGAGGCGATGACGTATGTCAAGAACATGAATAAATGGGAAGCAGCAAATAACTTTGCGAAAGATCGTGGTTGGGAATTCCAGATATGGACGGAAGATACTCTACACAGTATGGGGATTATGAAGAAACTCAAACCCCTAAAACCTTTGAAACCATACCGCAAAAAACGCAAGAAGTGATATAAATAGCATTATGGCAAATATATTTCAAAATCTTCAGATAGATGCTTTCCGTGCAGGTATTACTCCGAGGACACAACAATCTCGTGAATGGTTCCGCAACAAAGCACAACAACTGAGAAGGATAAACCGAAACCAGTTGATGAACTCTGAAGAGTTAAAACTTGTGAATAAATCACAACCACTTATCGGTTCTATGAATATGTTCTTCTATGATCCGAAGCATAAAGATACGTTGCCATATTATGATAGATTTCCGTTGGTGATTATTTCTGGTCCAGCACCAGGAGGGTTCTATGGTATGAATCTACACTACCTTTCCCCGATACTGAGGGCAAAGTTCTTAGATGGATTGATGGAAGTGACTAACAATAAAAAGTTTGATGACAGCACAAGGTTCAAAGCAAGATATGAAATGATTCAAAAGATATCCTCTTTAAGATATTATAAACCTTGTTACAAACACTATTTGTTTCCGCATGTAAAATCAAGACTTGCTAGAGTTGCTCCTACTGAGTGGGAGATCGCAACTTTCTTACCGACCGCAGATTGGGCGAAGTCAAGTGCGAGAAATGTTTACAGACAGTCAAGGGCAATGATTTAATGGCAACAGTAGATGAACTCAAATCCACCATATCCACCAGACTTGGTGTAGCAAAACCTAATCAGTTCTTGATCGAACTTCCCACTGACTTTCAAGGAAGCGGAAACATACTGACTCAAATCAGTAGACTCATGAACGGAAATGAACTCAACCTGCTTTGCCAAACTGTTGGTATCCCACCGAAGACTGTTCTGACTCTAGATCAGAAAATGGGTGTTCAGATGCGCAAAGTTGCATATGGATATTCCGGAGCAGGTTCAGTCAATATGACTTTCTTAATGCTGAATGATTATAGCATTAGAAAATACTTTGACGCATGGTACTCTTCGACCGTTGCGCAGAATACAGGAAAGGCATTGTATTTCAATAACTATGCCAAACAAATTAAGATACATCAATTAAGAAAACCCATAACAAATAAAAAGTTTGGTGCAGGTCCGATTAGTCTCAATGTAAATATTGGGGAAGGAACTGTTTATAGTGCTTTGTTAGAAGAAGCATATCCAGTGAATATATCACAAACTGAATTTAGTAACGATCCGGATGGATTGATGCAGTTAACAGTTGAAATGACATACACGAAATGGTCACCGATTGTAGATAATCAGGGACTGTTTTCACTTGACGCCAGTTTAGGTTCGCTTTCTGGTTTTTTACGATAGGAGTTAAATAATGGCACTGCCACGTTTGAATGAGACTATTTGGTATGATCTTAAATTACCATCGTCGGGAGAAATCATTCATTATAGACCGTTCCTCGTCAAGGAACAAAAGATCCTGCTTCTCGCAGGGGAATCAAACCAACCGAAGCAAGTTATTCGGGCAATCACAGATACTATTAGATCATGTGTACAAGAAGATATTGATATTACTTCCTTGTCATCATTTGATGTAGATTATATCTTTACACGGATCAGGGCAAAGTCAGTTGGTGAAACTGCCGAACTCGTTGTTAAGTGTCAAGAGTGTGAGCAGGATAATGATGTAAAGGTTGATATCATGCAATCTAAAGTTGTTGGCGATATTAAACCACAGAGAGTACAACTTACTCCTGATGTTGCGATAGAACTCCACTATCCAACATATAGTGATCTCATGTCTAATACAAGTGTGTTCGACGGAGAGAGTGAAAACAGAACGAGTGAAGCGTCTATGAACTTGATTATGTCTTGTATGAAAACATTATACACAGACGATGAACGGATTGATCTGAAGAACGAATCAAGGCAAGAACTGATGAACTTCATGGATTCTTTGAACGCAGATCAGTTTGAAAAGATCGCAACATTCATCGGGAATATTCCTAAGTTGAGTTATGATCTAGAATTTACATGTGAACATTGTAGTCATGATAACAAAATCTTATTGGAGGGTATGGACAATTTTTTCTAGTATGCCTCTCGCATGAAAACATGGAAAATTTTTATACAACAAATTTTTCATTAATGCAACATCACAATTATTCGTTATCTGAACTTGATGAGATGGTGCCATGGGAGAGGGAAATATACCTCTCGATGCTTGTCCAACATCTGAAAGAACAAAGGGAAAAACAGCAGCAAGAACAAACTGCACAAGGATATTAAAATGGCAGAAGCAACCTTAAATGACGTCAGTGCTAAACTCAGTTCACAAATGCGTGTGGACGAGGCAATCTCTCGTGGTGTTCAAGGACTGAGGGATGACTTTCAAAAGTTATATGGCATACAGACCAAACTCCTTCGTGAACTAGCAGAACAAAAACGTGAGGGTGGAACTTCTGGCGGTGGCGGTGGTGGTGCCAGTCCCGCAAAAGAAGCAGAAAAGGGAATGAATCCATTCCTTGCTGCTGCGATGGTTGCCGCAGTTGCTATGGTAACTGCTGTCAAAGATTACTTTCAAAATGTAACTAAACTTCTCAAGACTTTATCTAAACCCCTTCGCTCAGCAATCGCTGGTCTAGGAAGATTATTCAAAGCGATATTCAGAGAAGCAGGTATCACGAAAGTCATCAACAATATTAGTACAACTGTTCGAGGAGCATTCTCTAGATTAGGGAATGCATTGAAAACATTGCTGCCTGATCCGGAAGCAGTACAAGACTCGTTCAAAGCATTAAAGGGATATTTCAGAAGATTAAGAACATTCTTTACCACAGGCGGTGATGACTTCATGAAGTTTCTTACCGATAACAGTATCTTTAGAGTCTTGAAAAATGGATTCAATAGTATCAAGAATCTTTTGTTCGGATCCTTTCAAGGCGATGAAATTAAACTTGTAAAAGAATTTATAGGAAATATCGGTAAAAGGATCTCTAGTTTTTTTCAACCAATTAGAAACTTCTTTTCATTCGGCGAGGACAGTCCTCTCGGTAGGATAGTTGCTAGATTGAAATCAGTTTTTAGTTTTGCTCAAGAGGGAAGTGCGTTCGCTAGAACTCTAGGAACTGTTGGTCGAGTTATTGGTAGACTCGCATGGCCAATCACATTGATCATGGGTGTTATTGATTCAGTGACTGGTGCTTTCAAAGGTTTTGTAAACACTGACGGTACGATAGTTGAAAAGGTGATTATGGGTATTGCAGGTGGTATTTCTGGACTGATTGAAGGTATAATTGGTATGCCTCTTGATTTGTTAAAGAGTGCTATATCTTGGATTGCTGGCAAGTTTGGATTCGAGGAAGCAGAACAATATTTAGATAGTTTTAGTTTTGTTGATCTGATTAGAGATATTGTTATGTCACCTATTGTAATGGTGAAACGTGCAATCAATGGTCTTATTGATCTATTAGCAGATGGGATACAATCCTTTTCTAGTGTTCTATTTGACACAACGGAAATAGCAGACGCTGTCAGAGGTTTTAAGTTTGAAGATACAGGCGAGTCACGAACCGAAATGGTTGCTCGTAAAAAGCAAGAAGATATTGATGCAGGTGAAGCACTTGATGCATATGATGCTGAATCAGGTTTGAGTAGAAAAAAATATAAAACGAAAAAACTGGCACAAGCAGCAGCAGGTCCAGACGAAATGGTCGTGGAAGATAATACTGGTGCATTTAGAATTAAGAAAAAAGAAGCAGTAGAACTGAAAGAGGGGCAGGCAAAAGGTGCAGCAGGAAAGTTTGTAGACGGTGATCTAGCACCTTCTGGATCCGGAGAAACACCATCAGTGACCGTTGTCAATCAGGATAACTCTCAGAATACAGGTGGAAGTGGTACAATCTTGGCAGGAGAAACCCGACCGTCCACTGGGAACGATCGGGCATTAGGAACTGGATTCTTTAGAACCTCTTCTGGTTATTAATCTTCGTTTGCTAGTTTAGCAAAGTAAGACATAGTGTCGTCATCGTCACTGCTCATTTCTTCGGCAGTAATCGGTTCTGCAACTTTATACTCAGGTTCCGGAGCAGGTGTATTCATAGTCTGTTCCTGCTGCATAGTTGGTGCACCCAACTGAGAATCTTCCCCAAGAACACGCATTAGTTTTGCTTTGAGTTCATCATAGGACTTATAGTTCTTTGGGTCGGTAAACTCACTGAGGTCATGTAGTTGGTTATAGACTGCTTCCAACTTGGATTCGTCTCCATCATAGAGACCAGAAACGCTTGCAAACTCTGACTTATCATAATTACGGTATCCATCAACATTACGAATTTTTAATTTAAAGTTGGCACCTTCCCACATATCAAATGGGTTCACAGGTGTCTCATCGGCAAACTGTGGTTGCATTACATCCATCAGTTTATCAAAGATCTTCTTACCGAACTTGTAGAGCATAACCTTACCCTCGTTCTGAGGATTTGAAGGATCTTCTACAACAAGAACGTTTACGACGTAGTGAAGTCGACGCTTTTGCGCACGTGCTTTGTCTTTGTCGGCATCAATCCCAGAATTCCACAGTCGGGAGTTGAGTTCGCCAACAGGGTCAGGTTGACCAATAGATGTAAGACTGTTTTCGATATACCATTGACCTGTAGGACCTTTGAATCCGTGATCCCAGTATCGTACCCATGGGAGATCTTGTCCTTCTGCCGCTGGCAAGAATCTGAGGACTGCATACCCATTACCTGCCTTGTCTACCGTTGGTTTCCAAAGACGATCATCTGCGTAGGACTTTTGCTCGGTAGAACCTCCACCTGCTTGTTCTGCTGCCTGTACGAGTTTGGAAATTTGGTCGCGATTGCGTTTTAAGTTTTCGAATGACATATATTTGTATCCTTTGTATTGCTGAAATATTGCTGTATTATTATATCATATTTACACTGAAGTGTAAAGTTATTTATATACAATTTATTCAAAAAGTGCTGAATCAATCGTATTAGTTTTGGGGAGGAAGTTAAGAGACATTGCCTCTGCCTCTAACTTATCCTTGATGACTGGTGAGATAAACTTGCGAACATCTTCTGGTTCGATGTTGTTCTTCTCACACAGTAATAGGATAGCATCCATGTATCCTATTGATTTTTCTACAACCTCGTTTTCCACGAGTTTAGAAAATTTAGATTTGTTTAAAAATGATTCTTCTACACTCATTTATCTAATGCTCTCAATAGTATTGTTTCCACGTTGATCCGACCATTAGGTGCGAACGATTTGGTTGTAAGAGTTTTCCACTCCTTATCAATTTGAAGTGGAGTCTTACCAAGAACAATGGGCAGGAACTCATTCGGTTTACGAAGTTTCACCGATCTGCTATTTTCCTGATCAAAGTTCTTGATCGTAGAACCACTGATTTCAAAACCAGTAGTCGACGTTGTCACATACTCAGTAAGAACACGTGTCTTAGCGTTGAAGCAGAAAAGACGAGTTTTGTTGATGATCTGAATAGGTGGTATAGAAACCAACTTGAACTCAGGATCCTCCTTCTTGTACTTCACATTACGAACTTGCTTATCAGCACTCTTCGGCAACTTAGCACGTGTCTTACGAGTTGCTTTCGAAGCAGACTTGATACGGTCTAGATCCGATAGCATTTCATTACAAACTTTTATGCGGCGACTGAGTTCAGGTCTTTTCAAATGCGAGTAACCTTCAACGGCATCAGGACAAGACTTGTTGTAGGCATCTTCATAATCAGATAACCATCCCTCAATCACCTCACGAACTGGGAGTGTAGCAGAAGCACCCAGTCCATGCTTCTTGAACAGAGCATATAAGTCAAGAGAAGTTTTTTCACCCTCCATCCAAGAATCTTCTAAATCTAATACGTCTTGCATGATTGTATTAGATATTTTATTTTGCAGTCTCTGCATAGGAGACAACGAAACTACACGATCGGAATCTTTGAGTTTTGCTTGCTTCTCGAAATATAGTGGTTTACCTATTTCGATAAGAGACTGAATATATCTATCCAGTGCTTTTTTCCAATACACAACACGATCGTTAGTCTCGTGTGAGTTCATCAAGAATGCTGCAGTTCCGCAGTAATGTGAATGACCCCAAAACTTATAGTCAGGGCAAGCATTGATAAACTTGTAATCGCTCTTTGATACATTGTCTTTAACATAAGACTTGAATGTAGATACAAGGTCTTTACGATCCACTTCCGTGTGAACGAAAGACATAACTGCGTCGATACCTTTATCGAAAGGTGCTGCCGCAATACCTGAACGACGAACAATTGCTTTTTTCTTCTTACGAACTGCCATGATAAACTCCTCTAATTATAATGACTGCATATATTATATCATACTTTTAAATAAAAGTAAAGAACTTTTTTATCCTAATAGATCTAAAGTTTCAGCAACGAAATCATCCATGAGTTCTGCTCTGTACTCCCAAGCGATATCATTCCAGAATTCTTCGGATTCTTCATCCTCCCACTCACCAGTTTCAAAATCAAACTTGCCTTTGATTTCTGGGAACTTTTCCATCGCCATCTCAAGGATCTCATAATCCTCATCTTCGCGACTATCGATCTCCGTCTTACCGACATAAACTGATGCGCCAATGAAGTTAGGAAACTCATCTTCATAACGTACAACAGTCAATAACTTCTTATCATACTGAGAAAGATCTTCTAGGATTTTTTCAATACCTTCAATCGGAGGTGCCCATGCCGACTCTGTTGTAAAATAGTCAGGATCTCTATCTTCAAAGTAACACCATTTCGCTCCGACATTTTCTGTCATCCATGAGCGATCTTCGATTTTATCAAAGTTATCACCAACAACAAAGATATCACCGAACCATTTAAATGTGTGATCCTCACGAACCTTTGCATATAATTCTTGCAATCTCTTTTGTGCTGCTTCGTTGATACGTTGAAACTCAACACTAGTGTGTACGTGGTTTGCCATTATCCTCTCCTCATTCTTGCTATCTCTTTGGCATCATTACTATCTTTGCGAACTGGCACCATATTACTTTTATGCAATGTACCGATCCCTGCAAGTTCATCGCCAGTGTATTGTTTAGCAACTCTCTTGAACCCATTGCCAACAACATCCGAGCATGGTATCGCTCGCTCAACCCTATACGAAGGCATTTCTGCTCTGTGTCCTGAGTTTGCGACATAACCAACTTTCCTCAACAACTCTGCAGTTTTACGTTCTTCTTCTAGAACTGCTGCAGTCTTTTTCTTTGATTTACGTTTACGAGTATTGAGTGAGGTCATACCTCTAACCAAATGCATAGTCATGATTTGTCATACCCCTTTTCTTCCATCTCTTTCATTCTGCGTCTGAGATAATCCATTATCAAAATATCAATGCCTGATGGTTCTTTCTTCAGACTCAATTTTTCCAACTCACCCTGAAACACTCTGTAAGCAAGAAGGCGATCGCTCGTCATTTCCGGAAGCATCAGTCCCAATCCCTATCATAATTAACAGCGTCACGCATACGATCGCCATAATACTTTTCAGCATACTGTGGAGCATCTGTCCAAGCATTAATATTATTTTGACTATACATGTATGATTGTGTTTCGGTTTTCCGAACACGCTGATTACGCTGCAACTTTTTATTGAATTTTTTGGAAACTTTACGGATCAATGCCATCCGCTGTGCTTGGGTTTGTGCCATAATATAAACTCCTCAAGAATTGACTATGCATTCATTATATCATACTTTTAAATAAAAGTAAAGACTTTTTTTTAAGAATTATAAATTTTTCTTAACATATCTTCGAACTGATCGACCTTTTCGATACGATTTGGCCACAGAATATATTCCTTCTCAGGATTCTTCTTTAAGTTCGTCAACAAAGGTTGAATAGCATTATAGAGGCGATCAAGTTTATCTTGAGTCACATTTTGACCAACATCAAGTTGGTTGATTGTTTCTTGCTTTTTCTTAACAACTTCAAGTTCGTTTTCATCGACAGCAGTAAACCCGAAGTCAAAATCTAAATCATCAGATGACATCGTCTCTCCTCATGTATGCGTAGTTTATAAAAAGTACATAGGAGATGAGGAACCAAAAAACACTGCCAGTGAGTATTGATTGACTCATCACCCATGCAAAAGGTAATGCCACAAAGACGTCATACGGTTTTATTGCTGAGGTCTTTCGTTTGTCTGCTTGAAGCATACGTACTCATTTCCAATTGGTGTTGTGATTACAATCGACTTCGCATTAGGATCTGGCGCACGGCATTCAATCTGTGCCCAATAATTATATCCTCTTTCGTTCCACTTTAATTTTTCGTCGAGAAACTCTCGTTCTGCCCAACCAAACAATGCTAAAAAAGCAATTACACCTGTCATTTTTTTCGTTTCCTTCTATGGTGATGAGGGAGTAACCATGCTCCCTCGCGAGTCTATTTAGCGACCAACCTTAATAAAGCAGTGCCAGCGTTTACTTAATGGTGCTGGATGCATCTCCTTTTGTTAATGTAGGGATTCCACCTACTCCCACCTCGCTTTAAAGTCTGCGTGTCCAAGACTACCCCTATTTATATGGTTCCGGAGGTGGTTGAGAGAGAGGAGCAAAAAATACCACCTCCGAAAACTAATGCCAATCAATTATCTTCTATCGTCCAACCGTCTGTAAGATAATTGATTGGAAACTCTATATTACTTATATACAACCTCAAACCCATGTTCATCTGCTTTTACTCTCTCGCCAGTAAACCAATCCAAACCGTTATTGAAATATGACAGAACATGTAAGACTTGATATCCTTTATCCTCGTATTTACCATACAGGGATCTACCGAATGCCTGAAACATATCACCTTCTAAGTAACAAGGAATTGCATCAATCTTGTAACCAGGATGTTCAATTGAATCGTAAGTTTGTTTGACCATTATGCAGCATCCGCTTCCATTAACAATGCCATCTGATCACAAAAGTGATGCAACTCGCCATCGGTCATATCCGATAGTTTAGGACTAATGAAACGAGCATATGATTTGCTCATTGCATCTGCTGCCATATAGTAAGCAGACTCTTCGAGTTGCTGACGCTCGAACTCAGCAAGAGTGCCAGAAGGCACACGCTCTGACCAATACTCAGTATCAGTATGGCAAGGCAACATGCCCATGAAGTTTCCAGGAGCAGCAGCAGTAAATGCTTCTGCTTCTTGACGTTGTGCTACAATATAATCTACTAATGCTTTTTCCATAATTTTGCTCCTCATTGATTTGATTACCCTTATATTATATCATACTTTTCGAGATAAGTAAAGACTTTTTTTACTTTTTTTTCTTTTTTTTTACCAAGTTTTTTCGTCACCACTGATAGTTGAAGGATTTTCCATTCTTTCAATCCTTTCCTTTAACTCAGCGATTTCTTCATTGAGTTCTTTGATACGATTCAGCAAAAAATACTTTTCTTGTGTCTCTTCCACCATCTGGCGTTTCATGATGTTGATGTCTGGATCCATTTGTTATATAACTCCTCTTGTAACCTGTATGCTTCTTCCTCCCACGGAAGGTTCATATATGTATCTACAGTATCATAGATACCAATATATTCTTCACCTTTCCACGCTTTACGAATCCCATGATCTTTCAATAAACCACGCTCGTGCTGACGAACATGAACCATCTCATGGAAAACCGCAGTCATAAAGTCCTCTTCGATCAAACCGCTCTGAACTTCAATCTCATGCTCACCTTTATCAATACAACAATGATATGCATCGGCATCACCAGGAATATCGGTAATGGTGATTTCGACGCTCAAGTTTCTTTTGCGTGGCATTAACTTTTTGATCGCAAAGTTGACAGCATCAAATGCCATCCTCTGCTCCTTGTTAGTTCCACCTTGTATCTCTAAAACTATCATACCAATATTATATCATACTTTTAAAATAAAGTAAAGTTTTTTTATGCAGTTTTATTATGTTTTTTCTGGTGGACTTCGATCTTTACATTATCTCCGACTTTGAACTTAATCTGATCGTGGAAGTGGTGTAAGATAAAATCTGTTCTTCCTTCAAAGTCTTTAAACATATTCTGCCACAGTGGTCGCCAGTTTTCTGATAATCTGTGATTGTTCATACCACCACGATCAGAAGGAAGAACCAGATCTGTATAACTGCGAAGATTAAAATCTAGGATAGAATCAAACCCCCACATATGTATGTGTGTTGCTTTTAATTTTTGTGCAGCATAATACACTGCCATGTGACCACAATTGAAGTCAGTATAATTTTTTGCGTATGATGGTTTTTTTGTATAGAACTCTTTGATTCTATGTGCAACTTTCATATAAAAATTAGAATGCTTATCACAGTACATCTTAGGACGCATACCACAAATCCATTCTCCAGGAGGATTGATCTCTCCCTTATTAATCGTGTGCATCATTTTAAAATCAACGATACAAGACGCATATGCTTCTGGAACATCAAATGGTGGAACATTACAAAGAAGTTTCAGTCCCTTCCTCGGATGGTCTCTATAAAATGCAGCGGCATCACCGTTACCTATTACATGAACAACTCTAGGCATTTATGACCTCTCTAATTTTCATCAGTCCTTTTATCTTATCTTTACCTTTTGCTCCAGTATGGTGCTGAATCTTGATAGAACCTTTATACCCATCATGATCCGTAGCAAGTCTCATCACATTCCATTCAAAGGGCAGTTCATTTATATATGACATTCTGGTGATGGGATTCATAATAGAGTGTAGAACTTCCTGATCACCAGTCTTTGGGTTTTCTCTGACTGCATTACACCATGAGTGTAGAGCAGGTGGTCTACCAATAAACCCAACAACTCCGGAATTATACCAAGTTTCTCCACGTCTTTTCGTCCATGGTTTATCCTCTACCATATTCAACTTTCCAGCAACGATCATATCAAACAGTGGTTCTAGTTTTGCTTTGACTTCACAGTCTGTATCCAACCAAAGTGTTTTCTTTCCTGGACTGTTGAACATTGCGATAGGTTTATTGAACCACCCCTCATCTTTGGTATGAGAAAGATTCATAATCCCTGTTACAAACGGATGCCTGTCTAGCATCATTCTTGCTTTTTCACTCATACCAAAATCGGCAACAATCAACGGTAGATTAGAATGCTGAGTAAAGTTATGGAGAAACCATTCTAACTGCCACTCAGTTTTTTCATCACAACCTGTTATAACTACCTGATCAAATTTTTTAACGGACATTGACTAACTCATATTTGTTTGCATTGTAACTGTGTTTCATCTGAACACCAACTTCATTTTGAATCGTAGAAAAGGTATCTCGTGCCTCACAAACCCATGGATAGTATTCTTGAATCATAGGAAACACGTCTCTGTTCAAAAAGATATCGGTTGGTCTTGCTGCTTTTTGTGCTGCTTCTATCAACATCCAAGCACCACGTGGTGTAACAATATATCCATGCGCACCACCGAAATATCTTTTCTGAGTCAAAGGATTCACACCAAGAAGTCTTGGAGTATTCCACTCACCATATGATGGTTTTGAGAAAGTCATCACATGAGAAAAGTTTGCACTGATAGGAACTTCTCCTAATACAACTGCATCGTGTTCAAATATTACAGTGTTCTTATTATGTAATGCTGCCTTTTCCCAACAACTAAAATGCGAAAGGAAAGCAGACATACAGTTCATCTTCCGTGAATATTTTTCCTCGAACATATCTTCGGGAATACCACGAACTGCGAACTGCGCAACAGGATCGTCTTTTGGTGTAACTGCCCATTGCTTTTCAACCTCTAAACCAAACCTTGCTGCGCTTTTAATACAACGGTCTGCTGCCTTTACTGATCTTTCTTCGTCAGCAATTGTAATTACATACGCTTGATATTGAAAACTCATAATCTATCCTGTAGTCGTTGATGGCAGTCCCTGAACCTTAGTGTAGAACCGACGTGTTACACCCATGTTCTTGATTAACTGTTTACACATAATTGCATCATTTGGCCATAGACCATATTGATTCACTGCTTCTATCACTGCCTTTGCCCCATTAGGTTTTATTATATAGGCACTGTTACCAGCAAGTCCCTGTGGAATATTGAACTCATCAATATCAGGAATCGCTTGTATTTCTTCAGACCTACCTTTAACCATATCATAAAATTTCTTCGCTCTGCGTGTTGCCATGAGAGGATTGTTTATTCCTATTATATCATATTTCGACTCAAGAATAAAGTTATAATCTAACTTATGTACAAATAAAGCATCGTGCTCCATAATCAAAACTGGTTCATCTTTTTCCATGCATTCATACCATAGACGGTAATGACTCATGGCGCATGCTATCCGTCTTTCTTTGTATTGCGTCGGATATGCTTTGAGGGTAAGACCTGAGGCAAAGTCAATGGTTTCACCCTGCCACGGATAAGTCCATTTAAGACCACAACCACGCATTGTAACTTCTGCCATATCTGCTGTAGTCGCTTCTTGCATTTCTGGTTCAAAGTCATTCCCCACTTTCTTAGATGATTGCACAAGTGTATCAAAACCTTTTACTGATACATCATTCCCTTTGATAGTGATTACACGTGCCTTCATTTTACCTGAACACCCTTGCCCTTTACAAGTTTATTGTAATGAGGGAACTCTTCTGGATAGTAATCTCTACCTAGAAACTCAAACAACTTCTTCGGTTTATCGCCACCGATAATATCTAAGATCAGGAAATCGTTTGGTCTGTTTTTAAAATAATTTGTAAATTCTTCATGCCATCTATCGTACGCATCAGAGTAAAGATCGTATTTAAAGAACGGATCACCATATACTTGTTTGCGAATATCTACTTGCCTTGCACCCTGTTTCCATTCACGTTTGCGTTCAAGATAGGGTTCCATTGACGCCATCCAAGATTTCTTATCTCTGATTGTATATACAAACTTCGAGTTCGGAAACTTTGCGTCAAGATCTTTATATGCTGGAAGTACAGGTATATCGCTGCACCCATCGTTGCCCATAGAATACATTTCATGAGTCTGCGGATAGTGGATATGATTATATCCTACTTGCTTTAGAATCTCAGTGAATGTTGATGTTCCTGTTCTAGATAGTCCTAGACACCAAATCTTTGCCTTCATTGTTCACCACATTAAATCTATCATATTGCCAGTCAGTTGGTGGATTATTTATGATCCGCAGTAACTGTTCTTCATTCATATCATCTGCCCCAGGAAACATCCCATGCACGAAAACGGTTTCGGGTGTTCTATGGTCTACAATATATCTATCAGCGTGATTGATGTCACGAGTACCGTGTATGAAACTATTCCATTTAGAATCCATAAAGTGCACGTCCATATCAGTAGCAAATATCATTGCATGTAAATAAGGTTGATCACAATGATAGAAACTATCAAGTGGTCGCTTCCGCATCTCATTTACATAGTTCTTAAAATTATCCCACTTAGTTCTGGCATGTTCTGCTCCCTCTTGAGAATAGATAACAACACCAGAGTTGTATATTCTTACAAGTCCATCTTCGGTTCTCGGGACATCTGTTCCATAAACTTCTTTGACTGCATCCGCCCAAAGCAAGTCTTGTTGAGAGGTGATCCGCCCCTTAGTGATGGTTCTTTGTTTCGGTTGCCAGACTTCTTCGCAGAGTCCGACTTGTCCTTCAAATTCTTCAAAGATATTATCCCGAGTGCCGCTAACATGGAAAATATCGGTATCGCAAAAAAGGATTTTATCATAGTCTCTATACCTTTTGTTCCAGAGTGGTTTGAACGCACCATAGTGCGCAGAGTAATTCCCGAAGTTCATTCCGAGACTTTTCACCCACTGCGGATTATCTTCAAACACATAGTCCGCACCGACCATATCCGCATATGCTTTCATGCTGTTTACGCCAGCATGTACAGACGGTCTTACATTACCGTCCCAGAACTGATAAATTAAATATTTCAATTATAAAAACCCCTATACCATTGCACAAAATTTTTCACCCCTTCTTCAATAGGAGTCGATGGATTGTAACCAAGTTTCTTGAGTTTATCGGTATTACTCCAAGTCTCGAGAGCATCAGCAGGATGATGTTCTGCATATTTCATCTTCGCTTCCATACCGAGTTCTTTTTCGATACACCTGATAAAATAAGTTAGTTTCACTCGCTCACCGTAACCGATACAGTAGATATCTCTCTTTGTCATATTGTTAGCAACAAGGAAGACACCCTGTACGATATCATCAACATAGGTAAAGTCGCGAATCATATTTCCTTCGTTGTATACAGTAATCTCGTCACCTTTTAGGATCTTCTTGGTAAAATCAAACAGTGCCATATCGGGTCGACCCCATGGTCCATATACCGTAAAGAAACGCAACCCAACTGCATTTTCAATATTAGAAACTTGAAACTGAGATTCGTTTGTTGCTTTAGTATAACCATATGGGGACAGGTGTGGTCCAAGAGCATCTACTTCACCCCATGGCAAAGGATGACCGTGCATAACACAAGATGTAGAAGCATAGATTACATTATCAACCCCACCATGCTCGCACGCACGAATTACGTTTTGAGTTCCTGTAATATTATTATCGATATATTCCTGAGCATGCTCCATAGAATATCTTACACCTGCTGATGCCGCAAGATGTATTACCATATCTGGTCGATTTTTTAAGATACAACCTTTCATCTTGTCTGCATCTTGAATATCGATCTCTTCTACTTTGATGCCATGATTGTTGAGCAATCTCGCTTCTCTAGCATGTTTCAGTTTGACGTCATAGTAGTCATTAAAATTATCGATACAAAAAACTTCATGTCCTTCTGTGGCAAACTTTTCTGCAACATGATAACCTATAAAACCTGCACCGCCAGTGATCAATACCTTCATAGGATTCCTCTGTCTACCAAATTTTTATATGCATCAAGTTTGTTCACCTTCGGTCCACCTGCAAATAATTTTTTCCGGATGTGGATAAATTCTGCCTCTTCAACACCGATATCAAACGAACTGTGGTTCCACTGTTGCCGATCAAAGTAAATACCCTTCTTCTCTTTGAAGTCAGCAAGGATTGCGCATCTATGCATAATACCTTCATCGTTGTAGTTGCCACTGAACTGGGTCATCTCGTGCAGGTGCAAGTGTTTACGAAACTCTTTGCGAATATCTTTATTTAACCTGTAACAAGAACCACCCCAGTACGGATATTCTACATTGGTAAGAAACGGAAACTGGCGATTGATAGAAACTCTCAGATTAGTCTGTATCCCATGATGTCTACCGATACCTTGTTCTTCCGTGAATATATTTTTGCGATCTCCTGGTCGAACAATCATATCGATATCAACCATAACAACCGTATCATAATCATCCCACTGCTCGTCGAGCATAATCATCTTTTGGCAGATAGGACTCAAACCTTTATTGAATACATTACCACGAACCAACTGATATTCTGCTCCACAGAAGTCAGCATAGTTCTTTAGACTCTCGTGAGATAATTCCTCGAGTTCACCCATCTTGCCTGTAAAATGTTGCAGGATTATATTTTTCACTTTCTCACCCCAAGCAAATAATTATCATTCTTTCTGAGCGGATCAGAATACCATTTCATATCGTGCGTCTTTGCCAACTTGCTTCTTAGTTCGCCGAAGTATTTTTTATTGTCAACGCCAAACGCATCATTATTTTTATGAACAATCATAATGTACTTATAATCTTTATAGAATGGTTCAATAATCTGCCTGTCAGCGAGAGGCATCTCGTTGATACTGAAAGAACCAAAGATCATAGCATTATCAGTTTGAGGTTCGAGGTTTTTGGGTGACAACCGTTCTGGCCAAAAGTTCTTGTTCTTCCCTATAGTGCTAGAAACGAAATATTCTTGAATCTCGTTCATGATAGGAAAGTCTATCATTGTGTACTTACCTTTGAACCCAGACTTGTAGAATGAGTAACAGAGGTGCCCATAACCTGCACCGATGTCAACCATCTCATCTAGAGTCTCAGGACTAATACCAAACACATCTTCCATCTTTTGTAGATAGAATGCTGATTGAACTGCTGTCCAACTCCATCTACCACTAAACTGAATATCAGGATTACCAATAGCAGGATCTTTTGTATTGTTTAAATATTTACTATCATTCAATGACATAAATGTAGTCATACCCCCATGACGAGGGTGAGTTGTTCTTGCTATGTTTGGTTGTCTTAGGAAATTATCTTTGTTATCTCTAAACTCAATCCGAATGGCATCTAACCAGTTTTGCCAATTTTTCATATCTCAACCTTTGTAAAAATATAATCATGTTGTATGATAAGTTTCTTATCTCGAATATGATCTTTCTCATGATACTTATACACGAATCCATGCGATGCTAGAAAATCAAAATATTCCTTCTGTGTTGGAGAACCTTCGTTAAACTCTATACCTTCTACAGGAACTTCACAATGTAAAACTCTACAGTGGTTTAATATATCATCACAACCACGCAAGATATCCAGTTCTGCACCCTGTACATCAATCTTGATTACATCAGGAAGAGGAATATTTTTCTCAGCAATATAACTATCCAACCTTCTAGTGGTCATCTTCGTTATTTTATATTTCGATTTTAGAAACTCGTCAGTCTCTCTGTAATATGTATCACCACTACCGCCATCGTGATAAAAATCCACCTCACCGAAATCAGTATGTGACAAAACTACACTATGCCACTCACCGTTCTTCCGTTCCTTTTTATCAGGACTTGCTTCGAACATATAAAATTTAGATTCTTTGTAAATCTTTTTGAACTTGCGAGTGAACATTCCATCGTGTGCACCAATGTCATAGAAAACGCTTAGATTATCAAACTGTTTGAGGGCATCATTTAATATCATAAAATTTCTCACCCAAGTCCTCGTGATTACCGTACCAATCACCATGCTTTTTACTTAGTTGTTCCATAGCACGATAAGTGGGAACAAGATGCATGGGGCAATCAAGAGTTGCATGACCCTTTCTATATTTCGTCTCATTGACTTTTAGATTCTTCAAATCCTTTGGATATGTAAAACCACGAGAGGCAGTTACATAGAACTCACACTCTTGATGTTTATACATCAGGGGCAACCAATACCAGTGGAACTTCTTTTGAGATATATCAAAGTGCGTGAGAATATTCATTTCTTTGCTTCTACAACTGCCGAGTGCAACATGCGAATCTTTCCTGGAGTATCAATACCTTTAAAGTCAGGAACACTGCTTTCTTGGTATTTACATTCCTTTACAACTCTAAATCCAACTTCTTTGAGGGCATCTATCATTTCTTGCTTGCCCCAGATATACTGGTGTTCACCGTTTTGATGTAGCAATCCAAGTGCGCACTGTTCACGTTTACTGCGATGACTATTTCCTGGAGCAGCAAACTTATGCTTTACTACATAGAACGCATGATAGTGATCCACAAACTCTTTTTCGTCTGGTTCTAATCTTTCATCACTTACCAGTTTCTCCACGAACTCATAAGGTGGCCACACGGTTCGAATGGTGCCACCATTTTTTAGAATACGATATGCTTCTTTGAAGAAGTTGATTCCCTGATACTTATGCATATGCTCAATAAAATGCTCAGAGTAAATGCCATCAAACTGATTATCTTGATATGGTGTTGGTAAGTTAGTCAAATCGAGATTGTCTACCCCTGCTCTGTCTGCTAGGTTTACAACTTTCCAATTTAAACCACGTGGTCTATCTGCTGCTATTTCTAAGAAGGTTGCCATACACTTAACTCCGTATGTTCTAGTTTCGGCATGTTGAACTTTGTTCTTGCCAAAAAGTGATTAATCCGTCCGTCAGGTTTGCCACCCTTCCATTGGTAAGGCATCCTGTTCCATAAAGTATCTAGTTCAACTACATCGAACACTGGTTGGGATAATTGTAGATTGATATACATCTGTTCTGTATAACGAGTGTGTAAGACATAATCATCGATAGAAGTGAAATGCTCACGTGCTTTCTGTCTACCTTCACGAGACCATAGTTGTAACCCACCGTTTAGATAACGAAACCTTTCTTCAGGATATCGCTCTGACTTCGGGAACATCCAGTCAGCACCGAACAGGTGTTTACCATAAGCGATGATCCCTCGCTGATACAAAGGAACATCCATAACTTTACGCAACCAACCAGAAGGTCCACCAGTATGTACACCAAGTTCATGAACCATAGCGACATCACCAATTATATAATCAAAAATATTCCATTTGGTAGAAATAAGCATATCCAAATCAATGGATAAAATATTATCATATTCATCCCATTTTTCATCGAATATTAGTTTTGTAGAATCTAGTCTTGGGTCGATATGCTCAAAATATCTTTCGTGATCTAAGATATATTCAGCACCGCACATTTGAGCATAGGTCTGGGCAGAACGTTTACCTGCGTGTGCCCACTCAGGCATCTCCACCCCACCTATGTCTTTGTCATTCATTTCATACGGAATATAATATTGATATACTAAATTTTTCATGATGTATTATTTAGGATCTGATTTTTTACCCTTTACTGCATCAGCACCGAAGAATGCTGCAACCAATACTGATATAGAAACAAAATATGTAGGTGCGATATCACTGATTAATTGTGCTGCTTTATCTTGACCAAGTATCGTTGTGATTAATATAGTCAAGGGATAAAGTAACATACCAAACAATGCGAACCAAGTCATTTTTCTCATAGCGTCCCTTTGGGCATCAGCATCTTCTAGTTCTTTACGCTTGAACTCAAGATGCATATCGAGTTCTTGTCTAGTGATGTGACCATCACCGTCTGAATCTGCTTCATCTAGTCCTTCAACGGTTTTTCTTTCTGCCATTTTCGTACTCCGCGAGAATTATGTTAGCAATTTCCATTGCACGATCATAACCATTGCGCAGACGATTAGAACGGAAACCGTGTTCTGCGAACCACTCTAGCGTATTTATACTAGAACCTCCACCAACAGACTTAGAAAAGTCTGTTGCTATTTCTTCAAACTCGGTGCGGAGATTTAGAAGTTGGATAAAATTTATCTGCATACGATTGCATCCTCAAGTGCTGGAATTAAATACTCACGGAAGTCATCTTCATTACACTGAAAACGAATACCGATACCACCTGCTTGTTCCCAACGGTGGATGTTCTCAGGTTTATCATCAATCAAAATGTTAGGACGATAATCGATTTTACTCATAGCATACTTATGTTTGTTTGAAGTAAACACACAGTTTTCAACGAGATCTGGCATGAACCCCATACGATTCAACCAGACACGTTTCCAGTATGCTGAGTTGTATTCATCACCACGCATGGGGGAGGAGCAAATCCCCCATGCGATCTCTTCTTGCCAAGCAACTTGTTTTACGTGCTGGACAATTTGACCTGATATCTCACGACCATTATCATCATAGAAGCAGGGAAGTTCATTAAAGAACTCGGTGTTAGCAAGTTCAGCGAAAGCAACTTCACGATGCTGAATTGATTTCCAGTGATCTACATCATAGTGTTTAGCAACACCTCCAAAGAAATCGGCGATTACGCCATCCATATCAAGATAAATCATTTACAAACTCCTAAATCATTTACGAACCAAATTATTTCTGGCCAAAAGATAACTGCCAGAACACCGAGTAGAATACCAATTAATAGATTAAACATTGACTTCAATCCTTCCTTCTTCGATTGCTTTACTGATAATCATGCTTGATTTATTGTGCATCATACGAAGATACTCATCACGACCAAACTGCTCAAGAACAGCATTCTCTACGATAATACGAAACGCAGGTGCGATACGTTCTTCGATAATATCCCACTTATCTTCTTGAGAAGAGTGGATAGGCAGGTGCCACACACGAAGATTTTTATCGAGAGTGCGAAGTTCACGATAGCGGTTCATAAGACCATTGTTGAAGATATCATGAATAACATTTTGAGCACGACGAAAACGATCTAACGATTTCGCTGAACCAGTAAAACCTTTACATCTACCGAAAGCAGGTACACGTTCCTGTAAGGCATCAATCCAAGGTTCTAAGTCTTTACAAGTTTTTTCCATCCACATAATTTTGCTCCTTTGAATGAATTTTTATTATATAACTATTGTATCATACTTTTGCAGAAAAGTAAAGACTTTTTTTCTATTTTTTTAATTTTTTTTAATTTTTTTAATGGAACAACTTTCGACGATCATATTCTTTTTTCGTCGACAGAAGGAGATCTATGTAGTTATCTCGGTGTTCAACGAAGACCTGTGGGGACTCGTTGTCCACGTCCATACATATGACGGTGTTTGGGATAGGAATACCTGTGCGCTCTTCGAACATAATCGCATAAGCACTCGCCTGTGCGAAATAGTTAGAAATCTTTTCTTTATTTTTTGGATAGCGAGACGTCTTGAAGTCGATGATCGATGGTACACCATTCCACTCTGCTATACAATCGCAACGACCAGCAAGACCAAGATGGCGACTAAAAAGAGCAACTTCGAGACCAAAGATTGTCCCGATAGATTGATCAAGAACTGTCCGCAGGTTTTGTAGAGACTGCCTAACATGTGGGAGATAATCTGTTGTATCTTCATTTTTTAAATATCTTTCGACAATACTATGTACAGCAGTGCCCCGATTACTAGCACGATGACCCACTCTATTTGCTTCATCTTCACCGACTCTTTGTCGCCATTTTCTGATTGCTTCTTCATTGATAATACTCAGAACTGTTGTAACGCTAGGATACTTAGAACCGTCAGGAGCATAATATACCCGACCATTTTTCCCTGTATCTGCATCCAAATCACTATATCCAAGATCAACTTCTTCATGTTTAAATACTCTGTTCACCGTCTATCCAATACTGTAATTTTATTCCATCAACGCAAACCACACTCTGAACTGGTCTGCCATCATATTCCGCTGAAGCAATATTTGCACTCAGCGATTTATTTTTCACCAAGAAACCACGACAACTGATTTCATCCGGAAATGGATATTTAGTAAATGCATAAATATCCGTTCCTTGCTGATTCGGTTCTGCGTTAAACATCAATGCTACTATAAACCATTTCATAAGATATCGTCCCATCCTATAATTGCTTTGATTGCTACAGGATCAAACTCAACATTACCAGTCCCACCTGCTAGAAGGCAAGTAAACCCATTCATTGGTTGCCTTTCCACAATCGTGACTTGGTTATCTGTAGGATCAAACAACAAGAAGAAATCAGACTTAAATCCTGACCCATCCCCATTAAAAGAGTTGCCGTAAAAATACATGAGCGGTTTCATACCGTCTTTCTTTACTTGTGACAACATCTCCATTGCATCATTAAGTGTTGGAGCGCAGATCACAGGTTTACTGTAAAGAGGTGCGCTCGGACCTTCTAAGTCTTGGGCATTACTAACACATGAAGTAAATAACAAAGTGGTCAAGATTAAAAATTTTTTAAACATTATTTCATTCCTAGCATCTCCTTCGTCATAATATAATCACGAAGAAAGTCTGATCTCACAATGTCTTCCCAACCAAATGTAATCACACTGAAGTTCTTTAGTTGTTCAATGACTCGTAAGAATCTCTGGATACCTTCCCTTTCAGATGCATCTTTGAAGTCTGATTGGTAATAGTCTCCGCTAAATATGATTCTGCAATTATTTCCTACACGTGTGATAACAGAATCAAGTTCGTGGAAATTAAGATTCTGCATCTCATCCACGATAATGACGGCATTGTCTATAGTAAGTCCCCGAATAAACGATGTCGTCGTAAACTCCAACTGATGACTATTTATAAGTTTATTATAAGATGCGTTTTCACCAAATAGTTCATTACATATTGCTTTGTATGGAGTTTCAAATACTTCTTTCTTTTCTTCTACCGTTCCTGGCAAGTATCCCATGTCTCTCGTCGGAACAACCGACCTGACGATAATACACTTATCATAAGGTGTCTCTCGCTCGAGAACCGTTTCCATTGCAAGGTATAACGCAACAAAAGTCTTACCAGTACCAGCAGAACCAGCAAGGACGAGATTGTCTCCATCATCCCATGCATCATATGCTTTCTTTTGATTTGCGGTTTGTGGTTCATAATTAAATAAATCCTCGAATCTTACAGTTGCCTTACTCATAGTCTTGTATCCATTTGAGTTCCATGATCAATCGATAATACCAAACACGATCGTGTGGATCAGATGCTTTAAGGGCATCGTCTCTTAACTGTGCTATGCGTGCAGTGATATAATCGTGTTTAGATTTTTTCCTTTGACGTTTCATGTTTTGATTGTATTCCCTGAACCAGAACCTTTTTTGATCCTACTCAAATGATCGTTCCACTCGCTTCCTGCACGTCTTAGATTAGATACAGTATTACTCGAGAACGCAGGTGTAGATAGAACTTTAGTGATATCATCATCTTCTAAATGCTGAGCAAGTTCATCAAAGGAGCAAGTGATATTCCACTCTTCTCCTGTAGAGATTCTTTTAAGTGTATATTTTGGCATTATATCAGATCACTCCATTTTTCAAGTTTTTGTTTTTTATAATCCGATCGATCTTCTAACTCTTGCCAACTGAAAATATCATATTGGTGCATGAGTTCTAACATACAGAGTACATCACCTGCTTCTTCCAAAAGTTTATTACGAAGTCCTTCATCAATATCGCCTCGCCTTAAAACTTTCATGCAAACCTGAGTTAACTCACCGCACTCTTCTGCAGTAATCGCCATCAGTTGTTGTTGCGCATCAATTTTTCGCACCCTGATATCCTTTCCACCAGTTAGGTGCTGCTCTGCCTCTTTCCCACTTGGCGAAAGGTTTCGCAGCATGATAATAGTTTTGGTATGCTTGAACTGCATTACCTGGAACCATACACTCAGGATACATCTTCATCGCTTGAGCAAACTCGGTCATACCTATCTTCGGTATATTACGAGGTGGTGCTTGAATAGCATAAAGAATCTCTCTATGAGTTTTATGCATCTTGTGTGGTTCTTTCTCTGTACTATATCTGTATGTATACTCGTCGCAAAGGGCACGCATATGTTCCCAGTGCCAACGATAGTTCGCTTCACTTTGCATTGACCATATGGTACAAGGATGAGCAGTATGCACTGCTTTATAGTATAGCAACTCTGCTTCTAGATCGTCAGAACCTTCATACAGATCCCAATACTTCACCATCGTCTTACCTGACTTCGAAGGACGTTTAGTTTCCTTGCCATCAAGCATACGGTGTGCTGTGCATAGCATCTGCGCTGACTCTACAATCATTTTAGGGATATGTTTGTCACACATCATTTGTGCAGCAATCACTGGATCACTGTCTAATACAAAGATATTCATAATATGGATACTCCCACTGCCTCAACAATCACTATGTTATTATATCATAAAAAGACAGTTTTGTAAAGCACTATTTTTTAGATTTTTTTTAAATTAACTCGTCAATGGTACGTTCTCAAGTCGTTGGAGGATGAAGTCTTTCTTCTTGAGTATTTTCTTTGCCCTTTCGTGCAGTCCCTTCTTTTCTAATTTCCTAGCATAGATTTCAAGTTCGTTTGTATCTTTTTTAAGACGGTCGATTTGGGAATATACCATTTAGAGTTTCCTATTAAAAAACAGCGTACACGAAACGTGCACACTGCTAGTGTGTTGAAGTTAAAATGTGAAACAGTCTTAGTCTTTGAGTAGACCAGGAAATGCCTCTTCTACGATCTTCCGAGTAATACCTTTGGGTGCTTTCTTATTGATCATGTTGATCACCACTTGAGCATCTTCAGGATGAACACCTTCTAGTAAACCTATGAAGATCCTTTCTCGTTTAAATGCAGGCAGTTTATCACCTTTGCCACCCTTCACGAACCATGCGAATTGTTTATATTCTCTTTGAAGTTCTGATGGATGATTGTGTCCCTCCGCTTCGGTAAATGGAGGAGAACCTTCTGGGAGGTTCCATTCGACTTTAGAATCGAGGGATCCACGAATAATATCTTTTATTGCCCAGTTGTTTGCGTTTTGTTTAAGGACTTTGATCTTTTCGTCCCGCTTCTTTGCCTTCGATACTTCATCGAAGATCTCAAATACATACTTTGCCATCAGTTTATAAATTCCTCTACTGATTCAATCAACATCTTCATGTTTTTATTTATAAGATAAGGAAACACCTTGCCCTTATTATGCCACTGATCCTGAGAATTAAATTTTTCAATAATTTGCTTTTTTAATCTATCAGGAGTTTTAGTCAGGTCAATCATCGTTTCGTTTCGTTGATAGTTCCGATACCAAGATGCAGCATAAAGTAGTTCACCCTCTGCTAGATCTTCTTTGATTGCTTCTTTCTTTTTCTTTGAAAGAGGTGTCTGTCTCCTACCTTCTACGAATACATCATCATCAGATAATACGTTTGGCACGCCATCACCTGCATCACCTGTAAGGATCTTCTCTATCAGATTTACCTTCGGATTATCTTCCTTGTATTCTTTTTTCATCAAAGGAGAATACTGACGCACATTAGGATATTTCTGTAATTGTAAGAAGTCTTTATCAGCACTGATAATCATGACATCTTCATAATTACCGAACTCGTGAGTATTCTCACATAGAGTTCCTATAATATCATCTGCCTCACATTCATCCACTTGAATAACTTTGTAAGGGAAGTGATCCATGATTTCTTCTTTGATCTGGTGCATTACTTCAAATGCCTTTTCCCAATCAAATGAATCTTCTTCACGTTTCTTCTTTCGGTTCGCCTTGTATTGAGGATAATATCCACGACGCCAGTTATTGGGACCATCGATAGCAAGAACAAGTTCACCGAAATCTTTTTTGTATTTGGTACGATATTGACGAAGACTGTTCAGGATCATATGCCTGAGCAGATTCTCGTCGTCAAGTTTATTGACCACGATCGTTGCGATCGCAAGTCCACTATAATCTACAATAATCATCTGTATGCCTTAAATTCCCATTCACCCAATAACCTATCGATCTTAATATCAAGACCGCTGTTTTCAATTCGTTTACGATTATCAATCAACCAATAGAACTTTCTATTGTCAGGTAACAACTTAAACTCTTCGAAAAACAAAATCTTATTTGTAATAATCATACGACTCCTCCATGTGTTTTGAATATTATATCATATTCTGGAGGAAAAGTAAAGTTATTTTTTTAGATGTTTGGAATGAATTTTACAACCGATGAACTCGTTGTAGTATTCGTCGCTCAGGAGGACATCATATTGAAACTGAAGTTTCGCTTCATAGTAAGACATTTCTCCCTTAGTTCTGCAAAGATGGAGGATGTCTCTTCTGTATCGGTCTGTTCCATTTGATTCAACGAGATCTCGAAGTTGTTCACTAGATCCATAATATCTTTGCCAGTCGCTTTCCGTTCTGGTTCGTACTCGCCGAGATCGCTTTGAATTTTTCGGTAATACCTTCGGACGCCAGAAGTTCTTTTTACCGATATATTTCTTGCCTGTATCCAACTCTGTGATGAGATATACGAATCCCTGATATTCTTCGGGTGTTGCCTCAAAAGGTTTGTTTTCATAATACCACATACATTTATTTATTCAAGTCCTTCACCGACATTATTGAATTCAGTCATATAAGAATTATCTGTAACAACTTCTTTTCTGTTTTCTACGGAATATTCATTCATGTCAATTTTATATCCTGGATTGTCCGTGATAGGATTGAATGTATATGATGCATCGTGCCATATAATTCTATTGTTTGGGTAAGCAAAAAAATTACCATCATCCATTTGAAACATATGCGCACACTTATGTTCTGGAGTTTCGGAAAAGTTTACGTTCGTGTTTCCTGCTTTATTTTCCCACCCCCAATCAAGAGTGAAAAGATATAGTCCGCTATGTTTATTGCCATCGATGTCTATGAGTTTTGCTCTAAAATTAGAAAGTCTTTGCCTTACTTGAACATCAATATATGGACTAAAACAATCCCAGTACATATGATATTTCAAATCATAAACTGGAGCATCTTTTTTCCAACAGAAAGCATGGATAGGTCTACGAGTCCAGTTTACACCATTTTCTAAAAATGCTTCAAATAAAGGAACTTTTTTTTCTAAACTTGCTACACTGTGAATATCACAAGGTGTGTATTCTCCATGCCCTTTAGCATGATTAAACATATATTCGTTTCTAATATATGCGCTGATAACAGGTATATTATGATTTAGAAACGCCATCTATTCATCCGTTATGTTTTCAACTTCTGCTCTACGACCACAACAAGGACAGAACTCAGGTTTTTCCGCATTATCAACCAGTACAATCGTCACCGAATCGCATTCCTCGCACTCTATTCGATATTCGTTTTCCACTTTTATTCAGTATCTCCTGTTTGCGATCGTCGTCGCTATAGTACCATTCTCTGATATCTTGGGAGGAACGACCACAACCAATGCAGTAGTCGTCCTCCAGTTTGCATATCCTTATGCATGGTGATGCTATTTTAGAAATCGATTTCACATGCTCCGCCAGCACACGCTGCTGCGGCAAGTGTGTCGACATCGGTGTATCTTTTTTCCGTGAGGTCATTTTTCCAGTCCACTTCTTTCAAGTTCTTTTGAATCTTGTTCCACTTGTGAAGCAAATAGGCATCCTTCAGGCAGTATTCAGTTTTCTTCATATCACCATCAAGATAGTTTGCAGCGAACTGCTCGAACCTGCGAACCCAGTCACGTTTCATGACTGTTGATGAATCATCACGAGTAATATCTTCGCCCATACCTTGTGCAGTTGCGCACGCAGTCCAAAGATTATCAAATGCATTCAAAGCATCTACAACCATACCTGAAGCAAAGATTGCTCCTTGATCATATTTATTTACCATCTGATCCGCAGTAATAACCGCAGTGTTTGGTGCTTGGTTATAGTCTTTGTCACCAGTCTGAGCAAGGAAAGAAATACCTGAGAAAGAGTGGCGATTTTCAAATACATATTTTTCCACATCGTCCCAGTCATCAACAATGATTGTATTTGACACATTATGACGGATACCTTCATCAGCACATAGTTCTTCGTTCGTGCCTTCTACGACCCAATACTTCTGTGCTTTCTTTACCATCTCAAGATGAGCAACGCCAAGAAGTTCATCCTTGAACATAGAACCAAACTTTGGTACGATTGGGAATGATACCACAACGTCTGTACCGTTTGCGCTCCACACTGATTCTTCTACCATATATGGATTAGATTTGATAATCGCCTGTGTAATCTCAGATTCTTTATTCATCTGGATGTTACGAATGTACATTGGCGAATGTTCAGCATGGATTCCTGAAGCAGTTTGTAACAAGACGGACGCATTCCCAGAGGGTTTGACACAAGTAGTACGTGCCGCAGGATTAATCCCAATGATTGCTGCAACTTCTTTATTCACTTTCTTTACGATACTCGCACCCTTCTTCAAGATTTTAGTATCAAAGAGAATATTTGGATTATTCATCCAACCAGTGATAGATACTCCGAGCAATGCTTCACGATCAAAGATCTTTTTAGATATATCAGAAATAAATTTGAAATCTGTATATCCTGCCTGTAGGGTTCCGAGGATAGATGCTGCTCGGCATGCCTTATAAAAATCTTCCTCGGAAGAACACATGCCCCCATTGATCTCAGTCAAGTTACAACCCTGCCAACCTGACTCGCCTTCGTATTGCGGGAACATGCCAATCTCAACACATGGATTGGTTGTGTGTTCTTTTGAAGTCGTGAAGTAAAATCCTGGTTCACCGAATGATTTTACTGACGACATAATCTTTGAAAACATTTCTGGAGTTGCTTCGTCACGAACGATAACTGCTGAGTTGTTTGAACGACCACGTTGTGGGTTGTCCATAAACCAGTTACCAGTCTTTGCGTTCATCATCTCATCATCTTCTGGTGAGAAGAGGCAAATAGTTGCTGAACGACGAACACCACCTGAAAGAACTGCGTCTGCTGCATGCATACAAATATCATAAACAGCAATCGGACGGATTGCGATTGGATCCTTTTGATCGATAACCATACCCTGTAGCATGTGTTCAATCTTATCTAAAGATTTACGCAGACCTTCTGGTCCAGGTGCTTTGAATCCACCACTGATCTTAGCACCCTTTGGGCGAATCTGTGATAGATCGAAGAATACACGACGACCTTCATAGTCTGGATGTTTACCACCACCCACAAAGTAAGATGACATCAACACGTCAAGTGCAGATGCCCAACCTTCAATGGAATCTTCTACGATATAACCTTTTGCTTGCTTCGTGCGCTGTTGAATCTTTGGCAGTTTACTTACATGGTGTTCTTGTACAGAAAACCCTGCACCTGCTCCACAAAGCAAAATGTAAAAGAACTCGCCGAAAAATGCTGGACGGTCAGCATATGATGATGTACAGTTATACATCCGCATCTGATGCTTCTTAAGTTGCTCACCGCCAAACTGCAAGGCACGTTGCGCACCTAACACACGCTGTTCTTTATAGGCAGTTCTTGCTTCTTCGATGTATTGTGATAATTCTTCTGAATGCTCGGAATAGTTTTCCTCATGCATTGATATGACACGATCGACTGCCTCATCCCAACTCTCGTAAGATTCATTGTCGTCTTTGAATCTTGAGTATCCGTCATAGAACTTTGTCTGGGATAAAAACTCACGTGTGTCTGCAAATCGATTTTGCATACATTTCTCCGATGTTTATGATTTATTCTTTAGGTGATATTATATAGTAAATGGAGGTTTTAGTAAACCCCCATTTTGCCATATTTTAGAATTATTTTTTAATCTTTTTTCAAAAAATATTTTTTGATCATTGCAATCTGATCATCGTACTTAGCGACCTCTTCGAGTTGCTTTTCGATTTCTTCGATGACTTCTGAATGTTCACCGACCCCGACAGGGTTGGTCAGGTAGATTTCAATGTTTGCCAAGTGCTTATTGATATGCCCTTGTGCGTGTGATATAAGTGCTTTGATTAATGTTTCTTTCATTTTCGTCGTGCCTTTTCAATTGCTCTGGATCCGAACCAGAATGATATAATTGCCGCAAAGATCGCTTTCGTATCTTCGTCCCATAATAAGTTTATCGCTTCAGCGAAGTCTGTACCTTTATCTAGTGCTTCCATTAATAGAGTAATCTCAATGGTTGCGAACAACCCAAAGAAAGCATATGTGATGACTGGTCGTACAGACTTTTGTAAACCAGATATGATACCTGTTCCTTTGTTGATACTTATATCATGTTGAATCAAGCGAGTATGCTCGTCATCTGCACCTTTCGCCTCATACATCTGCATATCATGATCGAACCCTTTCGCACGAAGTTCTGCCATGACTTTGATTTTTTCAATCTCATGTTTCTGATCCGCTTTCCTAGCGAACGAATCAGTAATTGCTGGAACCGCAGAACCTGCGAATCCCAACAAAGATCCCAATATCGATAACATTATTTCTCCTATTCACCAATCCCGTGTTTAGCATAATAATCACGAAATGCTTTCAATGGTTTAAGTTTCTTTTTAGATCTACGATCAAGGAATTTAGATGGACCCATCTTTGTAACTGCAGGATTAGGGATCGCAGCGGTGGTTGTATCTTCACCTTGCGCACTCCTCATCTGGTCGGGAGTTGGCGCACCCTTCTCTCCTGGTTTACGCATACGTTCACCAGAACCCCTTTTAATTCTTTCACGTTTCTTGTGTATGTTTGCCCATAGACTCATTTGAATATCTCGCTTATTGTGACATAGACTTGTTGATTAGTTTTTACATGAGTTGCTTCATATACATCTAAACCAAATACATCACCAACAGGATAACAATTATCTTCTATGCGTATCTGATCACGAGGAAAACAAAACTCTTCGCAAGTTGAATTGAGTATCTTTCCTTCAAAAACTCTATACAATCCAGGAGATAGTTGCTTATCTTCAAGAACAAACCACTGAGAAGACTCAGATAAAAAGTCTAGAGATTCTACTCCGACTTCTTCTAGTATCTTTTTTAGATGACTATCGTTTAAGTTATATTTTTCTTTTATTAGAAAAAGTGCTGCGGCAAAAGAACCAAGTTTAGAACCACCTCCAGGGATTTTAGAGACGAGGCGTTTTATGTTTGCGCATAAACGTATGAAAGGAGTGTAGGATGCTTTCTCCTCACTCGTTTCAATCTTTTTATCTTTGATCCGTTTACCTTCTTTATCAATGATACCCATCTTGTAGGCATCCCAGTTTTCCCACCGCATAACAAGCATGCGGATGAACCGAAAGGTGTATGTAAGATCTGCTGCTCTTTTAATAATACCCATTAGATTTTTCTTAGTACCTCTACGACCTTTTCGTCCATAGGAAATATGCCGAGTTCATCACTTTTAATATAATTTAAAAATATGAGAAACGGTTTTATAACTGGCCAATGTTCCTTTTCTAATTTTACCCATAACATGTTTACAGCAGGTTCTACTCCAAACACATTGAAGATAACAATAAGATGATTTAAAATCAAACGTTCAGACAATACACCACTTTCTAAGTAACGATTGACTAAACGCTTGACATATTTAAATCTTTTCAGATCCTCATTGAACTCCTCGATATCGGAGAATGTAGGATTGTAGTAATGCTTTGCAGCATAGAGAAGTAAATTATTTTCATTCAGATTTTGCATAACAAATTATCTATATGACTTACTCCTCGTCCTCTTCATCCGATTCAGAAATATGATCTTCGAGTTCTACAATCAGATCAGACTTGTTTTGTCTGCGATCTAGTTCAATCCCATGCTGGCGACCAAGTGCTTCTAATTCAAGTTTGGTCATTTCTTCAAGTGACTTATCAGATGCTGGTGCTTCTACTAACATTTCAGGCATAGAAGGAGGAGCAGTTGTAATAACATCTTGATTTATATAATCTGCTATATCCTCAGTTTTTAATTTTTGTGCCTTTAATAGTTCACCAGTTCTAGGATGAGTCCAACCCTTTGCGGTCGGAACTGCATCTTTCGCCCATGCGGGTGGTTTAATCGCCATTTTAATTACCTTTCATTTTTTGATATGCTGCCATAACCCCTTTGATCTTTTGATCACCAGAGCGAACAGCATCACCGCCAGAACGTGCACCAGCAGGTTTTGTTACCTTACCTGCCTTAGATGCATCGTCATGACCCTTCTCGTCAAAATCTGATTCCTTTTCAGTTTTTGCTTCATGGTCTTTACCCATATCTTTCGCACCTTTACCCTTTAATGCATCTTCAGGTTTTTCTGCCTTCGCTGCATTAGGATTACGATTCTTCGCTGCATCTTCACCGAGAACTGACATCAGTCTATCACGGATTGATGCTTTTTCTTCAATAGAACGAAGAGTGTTGCCGATCATTCCATTCTTA